ATGGTTGCGCACCTTGAAGACGTGGAGCGCCTCTTCAACGCAGTGAAGAACCTGCGCGACGAGCGCAGGAAGATGCAGAAGTTGTCCGATAGGGCGCTTCACGCTGAAGGCCCGAAGGCATCCCAGAAAGCGAACGTCAACCTAAATTGGCAGGCGTTCCACATCAACAAGATCGAGCATGCCGTTCATGCCGCCGCCGTTGACTGCGGGTATGCGGACATTCGCTCCACCGAACATTATCGACCCTATAGCGTCAAGCTAACTGGCTTTCATGAGTACGAGGTCGTCCCCGACAAGCCTCGCTGCCTCAAAGAGGGGGCAGCGGTGACAACGCAACTCACCGCTGGCATCGAGCTTGCCGCCAAATTCGTTGAGAAGCGCCGCGACGAATACGTGCAGGAGCATGGCTCTTACGACCCTTCTACCGGCGTGACCGAGTTTCCCGGGAATGGAGACGAATATGTCGACGAGCTTGAAGAGATCATCGAAGGCATTCGCGCGGTGAAGTCATGAACGGCCCGGCAGCGCCTGCCAGCGCGACCGAGGCCTGCCACACGAACGCATAGGGGTGCGTTGATATGACTAGTGCCAATACTGGTGTCCAAGCGTTCCCGCTTCAATGGCCAACTGGCTGGCCACGGGAGCGATACCGCTCCAGCGCGAAGTTCGGCACGACCGGGCGCAACGGATACAAGACCAATCTCACCGTCGCAGATGCACGTGCCCGGCTCCAGAATGAGTTGGACATGCTGCGCGCCGGTTATGTGACGCTCTCCACAAATCTGGAGACGCGCCTTGATGGTAATCCGCGCTCCGGCCAGCCAGAGCCGCAAGACCCCGGTGCCGCTGTCTATTTCCGCTTGCAGGGCAAAGACACCGTGCTCGCCTGCGACAAGTGGGATCGAGTGGCAGATAATATCGCTGCCATTGCCAAGCACATCGAGGCACTGCGCGGGATGGATCGCTGGGGCGTCGGCACGGCAGCGCAGGCCTTTGCGGGCTATCAGGCGCTCCCTGCGCCGGAGCAGTGGTGGCAGGTGCTTGGCGTGCCTGTTTCGGCCACGCGTGAGCAAATCAATGCCGCCTATCGCTCGCTCGCCATGAAAGCCCATCCCGATCAAGGCGGCAGCGATGCAGCAATGGCGCGGCTGAATGCCGCACGCGAACAGGGGTTGAACCAGTGAGCAGAGACGGATGCTCCGGCAAGAAGCGTCACCGGACAAGAGAAATCGCCTGCATCGTCGTCAAGCGGCTGAAAAATTGCGCGATGAATGTCTATTGGTGTCCCAAGTGCAAGGGGTGGCATGTGGGGCACTCACGCGACCCTTACCGCATGGCGCAGCGCGTTGACCAGATACTGGCGCAACACGAGCGCGCGCTTCAGGCCCGCCTCTCCCCCTCAAACACAGGGGCGGAGGGGTGAGCCTCCGAGCTGATACACGGCCCGCCAGCAAGCCGATCTCTGGCCGCATAGTCACCCTGTTTGGCCTTCGCTACCTTCTGGACCGCATCGGTTACGACCCTTGCGACGAATGGGACGCGAGTGACATTCTCGGCCTACCTGACGGCCTCACCTATCGGAATGGCAGGATCGAGTTCGATTGCGTCCGGTGCGGCAACCCTTCCGAGTGGCCCGTTGAGGTGGAGTTGTTCGTCTATGGCGACGACATGAACCTCTGCGGCGGTTCTCCGAGGTGCTGCCCATGACCTTCCTCGATCGGATATCCCCCTTCTCATTGAAAGGAAGCGTGCATGACACAGACACCCACGCCCGCCGCCGCCGAGCAGGGCCTCGGTGAGGTTTTTCCGTCCGCGCCGAAAAACCACGAGGGAGCCGAGACGTTGTTCTACAACGATAGCGGCGACCCGATTTCGCGCGCTGAATTGATTGCCGACTTCAAGGGGTGGCTTGATCCGTTCTGGCAGCGCGCCCTCGACTATTTGCTGACCACGCCCGCCGCCCCTGCGCCCACATCGGCCGAGCAGCCGCAAGATGGGGCGGGGGAACTGCTGCCGTGTCCATGGTGCAATAATGCGGACAAGCTTGCCGTACGCCAAAACGCAGAGAGCGCGCCATATTTTGTGGTTGAGTGCGATATCTGCGATTGCGCGGGCCCGATGCTTGCAACATCTGACGAAGCCATAACCGCATGGAACAAGCGCTCCACTCCCCCGCCGCCTGCCGTTGGGGTGACGGATGCTGATTACTCCTTAGCCGACCAATTGGTATCTGCGGCCAACATTGTTTCGCATGACGGATACTATGAGGCGGATATTGACAAAGTTGCGGCCACCCTTGCTGCCCACCGCCTCACCCACGCCGGACCATCGGCCGCGCGGGAGGAGGTGCTGGAGGCGCTGAAAGACGCCGCGAACGGGTTTGCCGCGCTCAATATCCTCATAAGCACCCTTTCAGGAAAACCGTCCGTCATGGCTGAAACGTTTGAAGAACGTACCCGCGCCACCCTCGCCAAGCTGGAGAGCGGTAAGTGAGCGACTTCGGAAAGCATAGATGGCTCTGTAGGATGGGCATCCACAAGATGCGCACGGTTGAGCGTAAGCCGCTGCCGCCCGTTTTGCCGAAGTTCCCTCATCCGGAATTTGTGAGGGTGCTTTGCCTGCGTTGCTGCAAATCCGACTGGTATATGCGCCCATGACCGCGCCCGATCCGGTGCCAGCGGCGGGGCTGGTGGTTCTGCGCCGCGCGCGGGAAGTTTACCTCCAGTACATGGAGGCACATGCGGCAGAGAAAGGTGTCGCCCTTGCCATCGGCGAGGCGGAACGTTGTTTGCGGGGTGACCTTGATAACCAGCATGGTGTCAAGATCGCAATAGGCGCCATTCTGGACACGACTGACCGGATGGCCGATCTTCTCGCCACCGAACGCCAGCGCGCAGAGCATGCAGAGAAGAAGCTGGCGGCACTGGCGAAGGCGGTTGACGACGAGATTGTCTTGCGACTGTGCGATGAGCCTTTGAACCGGGCGTACAGCGAAGCAGTGTCGCATCTCGCCTCTCTCAACACCCCGGAGCAGTCAGAATGACCACCCCCTCCGAGATAGCATCGCGGCTGAGCGAGGCGCAGAGAAGCGTAATTAGGCGTATGACTGGGGAATATAGTCCGCCGCCAAGAGGTGTTACCCGGCAGGCAGTGGCAGCACTGGAGTGCCGTCATTCATCTCTGGTGCAACGTGAATGGCCGGATGGGTGCGCCGGGTGTACATATTATCGCCTCACCCCGCTCGGTCTAGCCGTCCGCGCAATCCTGGAGGAGCAGAAAGATGTCTGACTTCCTTCTCGGCGCCCGCTTCACTCTCGGCCTTGTGTGGCTGTGCTGGGGGTGGATGGCGGTTTGACGTTGGAGCGTGAATCCAGTATATCAGAGCTGTGACGCGGTCGCCCGGAGAAGGTGGCTGTGTGAGGGTGACGACCCAAGGGTGCCAATAGCTGTGTCACGAGGTTCCCGCTCTGCTTCGGCATCGGGCTTGAAGGCGAGGCGCAGCCTCCGAGTGCTGCACAATGCGTGATATCGAGCGCACCTCGCCACTTTGCTTAACACGTCCCGAAAACATGTTCGCGAAATGGCAGGCGCTTAACAGGTCATTCCTTCGTGCACTGATCCAGTGCTCCCTCGATGCGATCAGCGAACTTGCCCGGGCCGCTATATTCCTCCAGCTTGGCCGCCAGCAAGGCGACGAGCGTCCGCAGATCGGTCGGCAGCGGGCGCGCCATCGGCTCGGGGCGCTTCGGCTTTGTGGCATTGCAAGGTCGAGGAACCTCGACAACCTCCCGCACGATCTTGATTTGCGTCGCGGGCGGCGTCGGAACGGTCCTGGCGCAGGCCGTGAGGCCAAGCACCGCCAGTATCAGTATCGCTCTCATATGCCGCTCAGTGCCTCCCGTAGCTCATCGTCGACGCCGCACATGGACGGCCCCTGCTTCGCGATCTCGCGCAGCCGGGCAATCCGCTGGTCCGTCGTGGTCGCCGCCTTGTCCATCGCGGCGAGGCGCCGGGCATCATCCTCGGCCTGCTGTCTGTAAGCCTCGGCGCGCCTGTCGCTCTCGGCGCTCTTGGCATCAAGGGCACGGGTCAGGTCCACGATCGATCGCTCCTGCATGGCGTGCTTGTCCGCCCATGTCCTGTTCTCGCGTGCGAACTGGTCCCGTTCTGCCGTGCGGGCCGCGCGCAGGCCGTCCACCCGGAAACCCCATGCGAGGGAAATGGCAAGCGCCACCACCAGAGCGCCTACTCCGATCAGTTTCCAGTTTCCTCGCGTGAAGGCTATTGCAGAGGTGAGGGGGATCATGATATAATTTCTCTAATAGAACCCGGCCGGCCTCTCGAAGTGAAAGGTTTGATCAGCCGAGTAGTGAAGCACACTGCGCCGGGTCACTCTTCCTTCACCGGAACAGGCTTGTCAGCAGGTTGATCGATCTGGACCGTTCGACCTTCCGATGCAGCCTTGATGGCGTCAAATGCGCGTCCGGTGTTCTGCGTGGCCTCTTCGTCGCGCCTGTCACTGCGGAACAGTGCGCCGATGATGATCCCAACCGGGGGGCCTAGCTGGAGCATCGCATCCTTAATCAGCGAGACGTTCTCGACAGGCATAGGTCGGAAGCCAATAACCCATAGTGTGGCGTAGTAGGCCACGATAAACAGAGTGCCGATGATAATGCGGGGGTCGGTCACCGCGCCCAAGCCCCTGTCTTCCCGTGCAGCCACGATAGGAACTGGCCGACTGTCTTCCCTTTCAGAATGGACGGGTTGGCCTTTGTCGCGGCATCCCCGGCGATCAGGTCGGCGCGCGCGTTGACATCGGCCTCGATCACCTTCGCGGCGGTCGCCGGGCCAAAGAAGTGCGCAGCATAGAGTGATGCCCGGTTGATCGGGATGCCCCGGTTGCGGAGGAACTGCGCGTTCTTTTCCGTGAAGGTCTTCGCGCGGGCAAGCTGTTCCTCGACCGTTGGCTTGAGGCCGCCGAACGCCTGCGAGGGATCATTGCCCCACTTGCCGCCTTCGCCCAGCCACGTCGATTTGATGAACTGGTAAAGGCCAGACGCGCTTGATGTCGGCGCCTTGATATAGGGCCTGTCATTGCTTTCGATCTTGCTCAGCATCGGCCAGTAGTCATCAGGGATGCCCGGAGCAGCCGCACTATGCAGGCCAAGAGCTTTGGCAATAGCATTCCACGTCTGCGGGCCTGCTACGCCATCTGCGGGGATATTGAGATGACCTTGCACTGTCTTGATGATATCGACGCTCATTCGCCGCGCTCCTTTCGTGCCAGCGTGTCAGCCGCAGCGACCTTCGCGGCCTCCTGCGCGATCACGCCTTTGATGCCGAGCTGAGCGCGCAAAAGCGCCATCTCCTGCGCTTGTTCGGCGTGCTTTTCGTTGCACTGCGCCAGCTCGGCGCGCATTGCCTTGTTCTCTGCCTTCAGTTCAGCGACATCCCGACGCAGCCCCTCGATCAACTGGTGCTGGACCGTATCGAGGCGCTGCTGATTGATGTCGGTTCGCCCGGCAATGAAGTTGAGCATCCACCGAAAAAACAGTAGCAGGCCCATGAAGACGCCGGCGCCACCGCCAATACCGACGCCGGCCGCCCCGCCGACTTTGAGCCAGTCCAGAAAATCGCTGTCCATGTTCAGTGTGCGCCCCATGTTATATTCTCCAGATCACTGCGGCGCGGGGGTGGCCACGATGCGCACGTAGCTCCTGCGCCCGCCGGTGCCGCTCGCCTCGACATCGATAAAGGTGTCCGCACTGGCCTCCCCAAGCAGGGGACGCAGCCGCACCGCCTTGGCGGCAGCGGCGGTCATGGCCTTGCGCTCGGCCGGGTCGATGCCGATCCGGCTCAGCAGCGCGTCATGATCGGCCATGGCCCAGGCCAGTGCGGCCCGGGCATCCATCGTCGCGATGCGCGTGTCCCGCCCACCTGCAGCGGGGATCGGCGCGCTGTCCATATAGGCCTGGACATGCCATTGGGTCGGGACACCCGTCTCTGCGGGCGCAACACCCGGCGCGGTGGGCCGCACGAGCTGGTTGAGCTGGGCCGCAGCAGGGGATGCGATGACGAGGGTGAGGGCAATCAGGCGCATCATGGATTGTCCTCCATTTTGAGCCGGTATCCCCAGCCATGGATATTCTCGATCTTCACGGGCTTGCCGATCAGGGCCTTGCGCAGGCGGCTCATATGGACGGGCACGGCCCGCGCGCTCGTGTCCTCGCCCAGCAGCATCTCGAAGGCGCCGAGCCCCACCTCGCCGAACCGCAACAGCAGCGAGAGATATCGGCTCTCCATGCGCCCGAAGAGCGGGATTTCCCGGCCATCCCAGAAGGTGCGCCAGGGCTCGCTCATGACCATGAGTCGGCCGCGCTGCACTTTCAGCGGCATCGGCCGGTTGCAGCAGGGGCAGCAGGGCGGTTGCCCGGCGACATCGATGCGGGACGGAGCGTTCATGACGCCGGCTGCGCCCAGACCGCGTCGCACTGATTGCCGGTCGTTGTGGTCTGGCTGTTGGCCCAGCGCAGGCCGATGCTGGAGGCTGCGCTGTAGGTGATGGCGTCGGCGCTGTCCTCGATGACCTTGGTCCAGTCGCCAAGGTCATTGCCCTGCCAGACTTCCCAGTGATCGCTGTCGGCCATCTCCGGCGGCACCGCCATGAGCTTGATCTTCCGCCCGACGATCGGCGTCAGCACAGATGCCGCGAGCAGTTGGGTACCGCCGGTCTGCGCCAGCTCGATCTTGTCGTTGGCGCTGTCATAACCCACGCGCAGTCGATTGCTGCCGTCCGTGTAACGCAGCAGCATGCCGTAACCCACGGCCGTGTCGCTCGCACAATAGAAGGTCGCGCCGGCCTTGTAGACCGCCGACGGGGGCGTCCATGTCATCTTGTATGCCGAGGCATTGCTCGGATAGACGCGCCCGGCATTGATGAGCATGGCGCCGGATTGCGCCGCCCAGGCTTGCCCCGAATCGGCCGTGTGAGCGCTGAGATTGGTGCCGTCCGCGCTGCCAAACCGATCGATCACGGCGGGATAGGCCGCCGTCACGCGCGCGGAGAGGGACGTCTTAAGTGTGCTCGATGGCAGGCTGTCGAGTGCCCATTGCGCCTCGTCGCAATCGTCGACATCCCGGCTCCACTCGGCGGCCTCGACAAGCATCTCGGCATAGGATTTCGTCGGCCATGATCCGGTTCGGAAATGCGCGTAGACCGTGCGAATGATCTCGGCGCGCATCCAGTCGTAGACACTGCCGGTGGGCAGGCTGAGGGACCAGTGCGTGCCGTCCGATGCAGCGGCGCGCCTGCGCATCGCGGGAATGTAGAGGTCGCAGTGCTGCACCCCTGTCGCGGCGGAGATGAGGCTGGCGTCGCGCGCCGCGATCCGGGGGCCGAAGACCTGCTGCTCATAAGGCAGCATGCCGCCAGCTTGTGCGGTTGGCGTGACACCCGAATAGGCGCGGAAGGTGCGGCGGATGGAATAGATTTTCGCCCATGCCGGGATGCCGCCCGCGATCGTCGCGACATAGGCGTCATAGGCATCACCAAGCGCCGTCAGGGCGCTCGGACTATCATCGTCAATCGGCCGCGCGGCGGTGACATCGTTGCCACCGCTATTACCCTCATAGACGGCCCCGACGATGTCCCCCCACAGGGCAAGACCGGCCGCCGCGTCGGATGCCTGATGGGCGAGCGTCGCGCCGCCAAGCGCCCAGTTGAACCAGATCGGGTCGGCGCCGGGGTCGGCCGCCACGATGGCGTCCTCCATCTCCTTGCTGTTGACCGGATAGGCTTCGAGCGATGCGCCGATGCTGGCGAAGATGTTCGCCCGGAAGTCGGGGCGCAGATACAGCGCGGGATACCAGAGCGAGGCGCCGCCGGTGGGCGCGGTGATGGCCAGCCGCACCCATGCGCCGCTGGGCAGTTCCGTGCCCGGCCCCTTGACCCGCTGGCGGCGATAATGCGCGCCGAGCGCTGTGCCGCCGGCGCCGCCGTTGTTGGTCGGCCAGGCCATGGCGGCGGTAAGCGCGGTCCATGTGCCGTTGCTGCCGTTCGTGCTGTCGAGAGAGTAGGCTGCGGCAACCGCGCCGCCCGTGGCCGATACCATGTAGAGGATATCGAGGCCGTTGGCCGGGACGGCTTCGGCGAGCCGCCATGCGAACGTCTCCGTCGCGCCGGACGCGATGGAGCGGGTCAACCGGCTCTTGAGCGTCTTGTTGCCTGCCAGTGCCGCCTGAATGCCGGAATCGCTGCCGGAATGATAGCCGGTCGACACGGCGACCCGCACCGCATCGGTCCCGGGTGTCGGCGTCGGCGTGGGGGTGGCGCTACCAACAAGCGCACTTGTCGTGGCGCCGAGATCGTCCTCGGCGTAGACCCGATATTCGTAAGACCCATCTGCCTGCACAGCCCCCGCCGTGCTCCAGCGCACCAGTGTCCGCCCATCGGCGATCATGCTTTGGGCAAGGGCCAGCCTAGAGGCGGTCGTGGCGGCCAGAATGTCGATCCTGCTGTCCCGGTAACCGACGCCGACGCCCGGCTCATATTCGCGCAGCACAACGGTCGAGACGGGGTAGGGCAGGCCTTCACTGCGGAGCTTTCCGTTGACCGTCGAGAACCCCGGAGAGCCATCGGCCAACACCTCGACATTGCCAGTGGTCAGGCCGTTGATCGTCGCCTGAAACGGGCTGCCCTGCACGCCCTGAGTGGTCGAAAGAGTAAGTTCGCCGAGAGCCATGCCGCGATCCTGTTGAGGTTCGCAGCAAGGGTAGGCAGGCGGCTAGTTTCGGTTTACCGTCGTCGGTGGTTCATACGGGCGCTGGCTCCGGTTCGTCCGGATCGCCTTCCGTCTCTGGGGCGGGCGTGGCGGCGCGCAGGTTGCGCAGGCAGGTCAGCGATCCGTTGATATGCGGTGCCATCGTGGGATCAGCGAGATAGGTGGGCTGCAGCGCTTCCAGCGCGGCGATCATCGCGCCATAGGGCTCGGATGTGACCAGGTCGTGCAAGTCATTCATGTCAGGTCCTTTCAGGTTATTGGCCAGCCTTCATGGATGTCGATCGCCATGAGCGCTGAGATTGAAGTCGCAGCGCCGATTTCCGTTTCCAACGCCCACGACCGCGCGTAGACATCGCTGCGATACTGGGAGAAGCGCACGCCGACCTGCCGGAGCTGCGTCGGCGTCAGGGTATCGATGAACGTGTTGTCGGCGAGCTTCCATGTCACTGCTTCCGGCAGCGCCATGCCGAGCGCCTCAAGCTCGCGGAACTCGGCGAGCTTGCCAGCGATATTGTCCCGCCCCGCCTGATCGCTGTCGAACCTGCCGAACACCGTGGGCGTGACGAGGAACGCTGCGTCGCGGATGCGCTTCACCGCTTCCCAGCGCTCGACCTTGGCGAGGGCCAGTTCAACGCCGGGATCGGCCGCGCGCAGCACGAATATGATCTCGTCCCCATCCTTCGCCGTGTGGAAATCGGCAGGGTCTCCGAGCGCTTCGTTAAAGACGTAGAGGCTGTAGCCGTCAGGCGTCGGATATTGCGCAGCCAGCTCGACGGACGCGACTTCGATGCGGCTGATCGACATGCCGGTTTCGGGGTCCACGACGAACAGATGCACGGTCATTTCATCGCGAACCTTCGATAGGAGATGTACGAATTATTGAACGTAGCCGTCCCTCCGGTGCAGACCGCGCGCAGGACATAGTGGATCAGCCCGGCCGGATGCGTGCCGTCTTCCACGGTAAATGTGCGCGTCTGGGCCCCGGAGACGCCCAGAAAGCTGTTGCTGTCCCCGATATAGCCCCCGAGCGTCGAACTGAGGACCCCGTTGACGTAGCGGTCGACATAGACGATGCCGATGAAGCTTGAGGACGCGGTGATCTGCGCGCGAATTCGCAGATAAATGAAATCGTCCGCGCCGCACGCTATGCCCGATGTCGCGAGCAGGGGCAGGCTTGAGCTGGTGGTGTCGTTCATGTTCACGGGGCTCACCTGCGTGGCGCTGGTCGCCGTGTTGATCGCCCCCGGAACGATGGCCGCCAGATCGACGCCAGCGTCCGTCACGAACTTGCTGGCCGTGATCGTATCCACCGCGATTGTCAGCGCGGTCACGGCGTTGGCCGCGATCTTCCCGGCGATGATGGCCCCCGCCGCGATCTTGTCCGCCGTGATCTGCTCGCTGCCGATATTCCCGGCCGCAATCGTGTTGGCGGCGATACGGTCGCCGGTGATGGAGCCGGCGACAATCTTGGAAGCCGTGATGCTGCCGTCGACGAGCAGTTCGGCGCTCGCCGCTACGTCCAGCTTGAGCGCGGTGATCGATCGGTGACTGGCGCTCGCGACTGATCCATCATTGTAGACGACCTGCTGAATGAAACAGGTGCCTTCTGGGACGACTTGCTGCGCGGTGAATGTTTGCGGTGAGGACGTGCCGGCGGGGATATTGATCGAGAGATAGACGGGAATGACCGCATTATTCTTGTCGCGGAACAACAGAGTCGCAATCATGGCATCAGCGCCCGGATTGAGCGCCCTGAAGCGAAGCCTGAGCACCTGACCGACGCCGGAGAACGGCAGCACTGCGCCCCATGCATACTTAATCGTCGCTCCGATCGGCGCCAGCGTGAGGCCGCTTGGGGCACCAAGCGCCTCTATGAAGTTACCGGTAGCGCTATTTTCCGGGAACCAACCCCCAGCATCCACGCCGCCACCGGCCCAATAGGTCGGGTCGCGGAAATAGGGGTCCGGTATCAGGCTTTCCGGAATAATCGCCAGCTTGTTGGTGGTGACCGCCCCGGCGGCGATCTCGCTTGCCGAGATCGCGCCGGCCGCGATCTGCGCTGCCGTGATGGTGTCAGCTGCGATCTGCGTCGCTGTGACCGCTCCGGCGGCGATTTTCGCCGTGGTGATACTCCCGGCAAGTATCTCATTGGACGTGACGGCATTGGCGGCGATTTTTCCTGCCACCACGGCACCGGCCGCGATCTCGCTGGCGCTGATCGCGCCTGCGGCGATTTGCCCCGCCGTGATCGTATCGGCGGCGATCTCGTTCGCCGTTACCGCGCCCGCGGCGAGCTTGGCGGTCGTGATCGCCCCAGCCGCGATGTCAATGGCCTGGATAGTGCCCGCAGCGATCTTCCCGGCAATCACTGACCCAGCTGCCAGTTCAGACGCCGTAATTGCCCCCGCCGCGATCTGCGCTGCCGTGATGGTGTCAGCTGCGATCTGGGCGGCGGTAACGGAACCGGCGGCGAGCTTGGGCGTGCTGATCGCGCCGTCCGTGATCTGCGTCGAGGTGATTTGCCCGGTGATCTTCGCCGCCGAAATCGCCGCAAGCTGGCTGTCAGACAGCGTTCCTGTGACCTTGCTCGCGGCCATCCCGGCAATCTGCGCGTCCGTGACGGTGCCGGTGAGATCACTGGTCGGGACAGTCGCCACATAGGCCGAACCATTCCAGCGGTACATCTTGCCGTCGGTGGTGTTGAAGACGGTGCGCGTCGAGAGCGAGCCCGGCACGGCGCTGACAATCGTCACGGGTTGTATGCCGGATGCGAATTTGGCCGTGGTCAGCGCCGCATCTGCGATTTGCGCCGTTATGATGGTGCCCGTCAGATCGGTCGTGGGGACCGTAGCGACATAGGCCGAACCATTCCAGCGATAGAGCTTCCCATCGGTCGTATTGAACACGGCGCGGGTGGACAGAGAGCCCGGCACGCTGCTGACGATTGCCACCGGCTGTATGCCCGACGCGAATTTGGCGATGCTGACCGCGCCATCGGAGATCTGGCTCGCAATGATCTGTCCGGAGATGTCCGTGGCCTCAACAGCCTTCGTCCATGCGCTGGCGTGATAGCGATAGAGCTTGCCGTCCGTATCGAGGAACACGACGCGGCCTTCGAACAGATTGGTGGTCGGCAGAGAGGAAACGATTTCGTAACCGACTATCGTCCTGGTGACCTTGAATATCTGAGTCAGTGGCACGCCGGCATATATTGCGGTCAGCGTAAGTGAGCCATTGTCGACGGTAAGGCCGGTGACCGAATAATCGCCGTCCGCATTTATAGAGCCTGTCACACCCGCAGAAGCGGAAGAACTGAACTCGACAGACGATGCCGGGACAACAGTATTGCCCTGCTTGACGATGAAAGTGCCGGAAGCCCCGGCTGTGGATACCAGAGTTCCATCGGCATATGCGAATATATTGAAGGAAGGATTGGTTAGTTGGCCGGTAAGGACAAACTCTCCGCTGATGCCTTCAAGTGCGTCCTGTATATCTCCTATCTGAGTTTCAACCGTGCTTCGAAAATCATCTATTGACGTCCCGTCGCCATATTTCGGATCGACGATATCCTGATAGATGGGGTTCAGATACGGGTCATAGGTGGTTGGTTCTACGGGCTCGATTGCCGGGCGCTCGTCAGCATCCCACAGATAGATATCTGCATGCTCAACCTGGAGTACCATCGGCACTTGGCCGTCAACCTGAACGGCGGTCTGGACGACACGAAACAGCTTGTTGGTCCACCCAAGCGGGGCGAAGGTCAAACGGACAACGTCGTTCTTCTGAACCCTCCATGCGCGGTGACCGAAAGTCGCCGTGAAGCGACCAGAATAGAGCATCCGCGCGATGCGCTGCTTGGCGAGTCGCTGGGCCTGTCGCGCATCCTGCACGGTCTGGAAATTGACAGGCTGATAGCGATCAATCCCGTCAGGGCTATCGATGCGCACTTCCGGGAAGTCGACCGCCTGATAAAGCGACTGAGGCGACGGATCGATGAACGTGCCGCGCACGACGTTGAACATTTCTTCAAGCGGCGCGGTCTGATCCCATGTGAAGGCGCCCAGAATGTCGTCTTCGGAAAAGTCGGCGATCGGCGTGGCGAGGTCGTTGTGCGCGACCGTGATCCTGATCTTGCCGTCGAGGTCGTCCAGCTCGGCGTTCATGCTGGCCTTGAGCTGGTCCAGCACGACCGACGTGGGATCACCTTCGGAGAACAGGCCGTCGCTGCGATAGCGCGGCTGCGTCCCGCCACCGGCGAGCGCCACCGGCTCATCGCACAGGTTCGCCGCCGTGATGAAGCTGGCGAGGTCTATGCGTGCCGGCGGAATCCCCTTGCCGACAGCGAGACGCCATTCGCTCGTGACGGGGTTCTGGATGCGCCAGCCAAGGAGATACCAGAGCGTTTGCAGGGCCGGGTTGCGGGCTGCGTCATCATCCCAGCCCCAGGTAGTCTGATCGTCCGCACGCATGGGGCCGAAGCCACCCGGAACGGTACTGTCGAGGCGTGGATCATAGACCAATGCGCCTTTGCCAACGATGGTGACGCGCGACGGGATGGACTGCGCGAACGGGCTTTCGGCCTTCTTGCTGTTGCCCGAGACCTTGAAGCGCAGATACATCCACGCAAGGCCGGTATATCGGCGCGTGTTACCCATGCGCGGGCTGATGTTCTTGGCGTTCGCCGCGCTCCCCTCGGTGTAGCCCTCGACGCCGAGATATCCCAGGAACTCGGCGGCGATACCCCCGGTGGCCGTCCACGCCAGTTTGTCGTCAAGCCAAAGCTCATCGATCGATGCAATCTTGTGGCTGGCAAGGACAACGAACCGGTGGACCTCGTCCTGCTCCGCGCCGGTGATCTCCTGATCGCGGATATCAGTCGCCAGCGCCGTCTTGCCGAACCCGAGCTTGCGAAAGGCCTTCGTGTCGATACTCGCCGTCAGGCGGTCGGTCGTTGCAGGAGAGACGGAGGGCGCCTTGGGGCGTGTGAGCAGCGAGGCGCCGACCGAGACGACACCGGCCACGGTCATGACAGCCGTAGCCGACGCGATGCCTGCGATAATGGTCGCGCCAGCGATTGCCCCGACGCCGGTCGCGATGGCGAGTCCCGCCGCGACGATGCCGGCGACCTTGCCGACCGCCTTTATAACGCCACTCATCCGACGCTCCAGGCATGCGACCAGTCCGGCCGGGGAATGCGCTCAAGGCCCGGCCCAGCCTCGGGGAGCCGCATGAAAAGCGCATCGGCACCGATGCAGATGCCAACCGCGCCGTCGTGCATCACAACGTCCCCGCGCCGGGCGTAGCCGACAGGCTTGGGCGGAAGCAGCGTATCGAAGGTGTCCTTGAGCGTCCCGGCGCCATATTTCCTGAGCGCTTTGGCCGAGCCAGCCGCCGTCGAATATTTGCCCCGGAACCGCGCGGCGATGTCAGCGTCCGTCATCGCCAGCACGGCATCGGCCGTATAAAGGGCACAGTCGCTCGCCCCCCATTCGAACACGATCGCATCGAACCGTTCAGCGAGATATGCGGACAGCCGCACCTCCCAATCGGGGCGACGCGCGATCATTTGAGCGGCTGCCCGGAATATCCGACCGGGCGAGCGCCACCGCCGGAATTGGTCTGCGTGTTGCTCATCAGCGGATTGCCGGATATGCCATTCGCGATGGCGATGCTGGCGCGTGCCGACAGGTCGCCGGGATCGAACAATTCCTGATCGAGATAGGTCCGGTTACTCGCCTCGCTGAATGCAGCGAGGTAGCTTTCAATGGTCAGTTCGATGGTCTGCGACTGCGGTTCGCCGGAAATGGCGAGCGAGGTCATGTATCCCGTGTAATAGTGCTGGATCGCGCCCTGCTGGGCACCAGCCACATCGCGGATCATCCGCCAGAGCATCGCCGTTCGCCCCTGCCAGTTGGCGCGGTCGCCGATCGTGTTCAGCGTATCGTTGTCGAGATCGCGCAGGCCGGAGAGTCTGGCCATGACGCTGTCAGAGCCGCCGCCCTTCACATTGACCGGGCCGATATCAACGAGCCTGCCGGTTACCCCAAGGAACGTCTGGTCGTTCATTTCCGGATAGGGCGTGCCGGTAATGAGCAGGTCCACGCCGAGCGTGTTGATGCGAAACGGATCGCCGACGATGTCGAGGAAGCAGAAAAAGCCCGGGCGGATGAAGTCGTGATCCAGCGCCGCCGATGCCGTTGCGTCGGGGCGGCTCACAACGCCTCCTCTGCGACGATCTGGAAGACGCTCACGCCATTGCTGAGCTTCCAGCCTTGCCGACTGTCAGTGAGTGCCGCCATGAGGAAGGGGTTGATCGTTTCGACTATCGCCCCGGTCGTTGGCGTCTCGGTCAGTTCAGGGACGAACGTGGCTGTCCCCTGACCGGAGCCGTTCGTGACCAGATCGGCGGTAAGCATCACGAGCCGATGCCTCCCGGACGGGAGGGGCACGGTCATATACTGTCCACCTTTCAGGACGGTCGCCGAGTTCGGTAGCCCCTCAAGCGGAAGGCTAGTGAATGGCCCGCCACCGGCACGGACCGTGGGGTTAGAGCCGGCGCGCTGGCTGCACGCGACCGGGAAGCGAAACCAGTTCAGGGGGCCGCGCAGGGAGAGCAGGAACAGGCGCCACGGGCGCTCGTCTTCCTCCGTCGCGATATCCGGAACCGTCGCGCTGGCGTACCATTTCTGCACGCCCGGCATGCCAGTGACACGCCTGCGTCCGGTCCATGCGCTGCGGTTGACCTGAAAATTCTGGTCAAGTTCGATCTCGACATCTTCAAGGTCGCCGGCAGGCATGGTGATTTCGGCCATGCGCGCGAGGGTAGGGCGATGGCCGGAACTGGATTACCGTCGTCAGAGGCGCGGGCGGGTCATGTCGCGCATCGTCTCAGCCTTCGCGGCCTGGATGAGGCCTGGGCCGTTCTGGCGCACAACTTCCACGGCGACAGGAACGCTCGCCTCCTGCACCCGCGCCGTGAACACGTCGTTGTCCATCGTGATCGCGACCCGGATCGTGCCATTCATCGCGGAGGCAGGCGAGGCCGCCGAAACGCCGGTCATTGAGCGGGCTGACGACAGGGCGTCGAGATTGGCGACCCCGATGCGTTGCACGGCGCTGGCGGGGATCACATACTCGCCCTTGTGGACGAAGCCGGCCACGTCGCCCGGATTGCCGTCGCCCGTGTAGCCACCGGAGGCAAACCCATATTTCGCGGCAGTCTGGGGATTGAACACGATGTCGGCGCCGGATGCTGCGGCCCCGGCGCCGCCGATCCCGAACAACCCGCCGATCGTGCCGAGAATGCCGCCAACGCCCGCGCCACCGAAAATCGCCTGCTGCGCGGCAAGGCGGATCATGTCACGAATGATGCCGTTGAGAACATCGCCCGCAACGCCACCGAGCTTGATGAACTCCGTCGAGGCGTCGGCAAGACCATCGGTGAGGCGATCAACTGCATCCAGCTCGATATTCTGGATCGCGTCGCCCATGTTGGCGGCGGTTTCCCGAACATCGCGGCGACGGCGCTCAAGGGGGGATTCATAGCGGCGGCCGATTTCCTCGGCTTCCATTCCGCGGAGTTGCCCGAGGATGGCGAGGCGCGCGTTGGCGATGTCCTTCTGCGCCTTGGTGGCGGTTTCGCTGGCGAGAACCGCTTCAAGTTCCGCCCGCTCCTGCTCATAGGCGAGGTCAAGAAGTCTGAACTCAAGCCGCGCGCGCTCATCTCTCGTCTCAGCCAACCGGGCCTGTGCGGAAGCGATGTCGCGGTCATTGGCGATCTCGCCGGACATGACGTCAAGTTGCTCGCGCGCCAGTGCCTCGCGCTCGTTGATGTTGATCCGCTCGCGCTCGATTTCGGCTGTCTTGTCGGCCTGCGCCTGAAGGGCGGCCTTCTGCGCATCGGAGTAGTTCTTGTCCGCCTGCACGTCGGATTTGTAGCGTTCGACGGCGATGGCGAGCGCCTGCCGCTCAAGCGCAGCCTGTTCCTCGGCGCCGATCGCGATGCTGCGCCGCGCTTCGATGGTGCGCTGTATCTCGTTTGAAAGCTCGCTCTGGAAGCGGGCCTCGATTTCTTCCGCAGTCGGGCCGGCGCGGCCTTTCTTCTTTTTCTTGTCATCGCCTGCCGGCGCAGGAGCGGGGCTCTTTTCATTGAACGCTGCATCAGGCGTTGCGAGAATGACCTTCGCCTCCTGCCGCGCGTTCTGCGCGATGGCCTGAAGCGCGCCCCTCTCCGCTTGCAGGCTCTCGAATGCCTTGTTGATGACCTCGTTTGACTTCTGCCCGCCGAGCGCGGCATTGATGCGCGAAAGCGTTTCGTTTGGCTTTCCGTATGAATCGATCTCGGCAATCCGGCGCTCTGCCTCGACGGCGCGCAATGTCGCCGTTGCGGCCGCAGCGAATTTCGCGTTCTTGGCCAGTTGCGATGCGGCGTCGGATGCGAATTTCATCGCCCGGCCGATGCTGAACACGTCGCCTGTCGCCGATGACGACTTATCGCCAAGGTTTTCGACCTCGACGCCAGCCTTTCTGGCGCGCTCCTCAGCCGCGCTGAGGCTGTCAGCGGACACCTGAAGCTGGTTCTTCAGGTCTTCAGATGCGGCTTTCGCGGCATTGGCCTGGATCACATAATAGCCAACGCCAAGGGTCAGCGCCGTGACGGCCAACCCAACCGGGCCACCGAACGCAGCGAGCAATGCCCTTCCAGTCGCGGCGCCAACCGCACCAACAGTGGTCAGAGCGGTTGATGCGCGTGTCGCTTGAAGCGTCATCGCATTGAAGCTGGCAGCGGTCGTGGCGGCTGCGATCTGCGTGCGAACAAGGCCCGCACCGGCCACAACCATACTCGCGGCAAAGCGCCCGGCCAGCACGGCAGCGATAACGGCAAGGGCTCCGGCTGCGAGGTCGAGATTGTCGGCCAGCTTCTGGATGCCGATCGCCAGCGCCGCCGAGACGCCATTGGCCTTTGCGGCCTCGCCAACATAGGCGGTGAGTTGACTGTTCAGGCTCTCGAATGCGCCGGATATCGTCAGCGTCGCCTTGGCGGCCTGGCTTTCCAGCGCCGTGGCACCGGCAAGGATCGCCTGGTAGAATTCCTGGCTGCTGACCTTCCCGTCGATGACGGCCTGCCGCAGCTTGGCGACCGAACCGCCATATTTCTCGGCGTTTGCCGCCGCCTGCAACAAGGGGCGCAGGCCGCCCTCGTTGATCTGGTTGAATTCCTCTGCGCGCACTGTGCCGGAGGCGAGCGCCTGTTGAAGCCCGAGGATGGCCCCGGATGCCGCCGTGGCGCTGGTGCCGGTGATGAGCAGAGATTGCGCCGTCGCCTCGGTCAGCCTGACGATCTCTGCTTGAGATGCGCCGAGTTCCTTGCCGGCCTGCGTGGCGTTGCCGAACAGGGAGGACAGGCTTTCCAGCGACACGCCGTAGCGCGCCGACAGTTCAAGGAGCTGTTGCTGCACCTTGGCGAGTTCCTGCCCCTCAAGCCCGGCGACGCGAAGGCTGTTCTGCACGCGGGTGAAGCCGTCGATCAGCCCGACCAGCTCGCGCCCGGTAAAGGCGGCGCCCAGTGTCCCGGCCAGCCCCTTCAGGCTCGCGCCTATCGCGCCTGACGATTTCCTGAATTGCGCTTCAAGGTTTTGGACAGAGCGCTCTTGCCTGCCCATGGTGCTCTCCACGAGACGCGCCGTATTGCGCATCTCGGCCTGAAACTTGCCGTTGTCGACCAGCAAGCGGAGGATGACGGGATCGACCTCGGGCATGCCATCATGCTAGGTTTCATGATTGGAGTGGATTACCGTCGTCGGGTGAGGATGGCGGCTTTCGATCATGGAGGAAGGTGATGGCCAAGGTTCATGTTCATGCGGGTGATTGGGGCAAGGGGGCCGGCCAATTCACCTTCGGCTCTTTTGCGCTGCCGAAGGGAGGCTGGGGAGGATTTGAGGGCATCCCGGCATCTCAGCTCCAATCGATCGAACAGGCCACCGAAGAGGCCGTAAAGCGGGTCGGCGGCACTGTCGGATGGGGTATAGTCGGCGCCACATTGCTTGGCCCGGTCGGGCTGCTCGCAGGATTGCTTGCGGGAGGGCGCGGGAAAGACGTCACATTCGTGGCAGTATTCAAGGACGGCCGGAAGTTCCTCGGCACGACAGACAGCAAGGCCTTCGTGAAAATGAAGGCTGCGACGTTTTAGGGTGCGCCCCGATGCGCCCCGACAAAGCGCCCCTCTGCCGCCAAGCGCGCTGCCATGACCGCCCCAAGCTGCTCCGGATCACCGCCTGAACTGGGCTTTTCACCGGAGTTCGCTGCGTTATGCGCCTCCAGCGCCTCGAAATAGCCGCTGAGCGACAGTCGCTCCCAATCGAGCCCTAGCTGTCCGCAGTTGGCGAGGATTTGCCCTTTCGAGATCGCGGAGATTTTACCGTGTCTTCGGCTGCTTCCTTTTTTTTTAACTGCACACCGTTGATCGCGGCATTGAGGATCGTCCACGCGAGGAACGCGGCCTCGACGGCCGGCGCATTCGGGAAAAGATAGGATTCGACCAGTTCAGCGGCACGCATCGGGCCGACCTCGATCTCCTGCCCGTCGACCAACGCTTTGCCGCCGCCGATCAGGCCTTGCAGGATAACGTTGCGGGCATCAGCAATGATGGCCGTGCCGCCGCCGAGATAGACGGGCTTGTCCTCATGGACGCCGAGCCCGCCGCCGATCTCGTCATAAAGCTGGAAGATCGAGACCGGGTAGCGCTTGTCGTGCCGGAAGCCCTGGGGACCGCGCTCGATTTCCACGATGCGCGGCATGGGAAGCCAAAAGCTGTATCGGCCACCGGCGAAAGCGGCCTCAACGCGGGTTTCCATTATTCAGGGGCGCCCTCGGTCCAGATGCCATCGCTGGCCAGAGCCACGTCGGCATTGCTTTCATCGCCGACGCCGCTGGTCGCCGAGGTGAGGTTGAACGCACCTTCGATCAGGTGAATGATTTCGCCCTCGGGCGTGTTGTCGTATTTGCCGAGGTGAATTTCGTAGTTCTTCACCTTGCCGAGCGCTTCATTGTAGCGCGCGATGTCCGGAATATTAATCGCACCGTTGGCCGTGATGTCCATCTGCTTGCTGTTCGTGCGCGATCGCCGATATGCAGGCGTGCCCGGAGCGGCGCAGTCGCGGCGCGCGCGGTCGGTGGTGTTCGCCGTGCGGCTGATGTTGACCTGATCGAGGCCGCACAGGATGGTGAAGACCTCGGGGGTGGCGCCATCACCCATCTTCACGACAGCGAAATCGGCTTCAACGGGAAGGCTCACGGGCATATCTCCGGCTTCATGATGGCCGAAGGTTAGGACGCGCTACGCCGTGGGTTTACCGTCGTCGCCGTCCACGACCCGGAAACGCGAGCGCCGCTGATCTGCCTCCCAATCCGATTGCTCTGGCGCCATGGATTCGACGATGAGGCACCGCATTTCATGAGCCGCCTCGCCATCGCCATCGGCCGCCAGCCTGTCAGCCGCCGCATCGATGTCGTCCGGATCGATAGCCTCGGATTTGAGGAGCTGGATCAACAGGGCACGCAACATGCGCTCGGCGAGGGGTTGATCCATCTGCCCTGTATATCAGCCGTTGTAGACGCGCGCCAGCACGCTCGAAATCGCATGCCACGCATCCGCCTCGCCAGCGTCCATCATGAGGCGGGACGAGCGGACGATGAACTTGTAGTGTCGGCCTTCGACCTCATAGGCGTGGGCCTGTAGAGCCTCGACCACGGCCTCATTGATCCGGGCAGCGTGATCGCGCGCCGTCTCCACCATCTGTCCTGAACCATTGCGTCGGGGCTTGGCGAACGAATGGACAAGGAACGTCACTTCCGAGCGCGCCGTGCATCCCCGGCCCTGCGGAATGGCCTGCGTTCCATCAAGGCGAATGAACGGCCAAGCGGGAGCCTCGGCGACGGGTTCGATCTGCGCCGCCGGAACAAGGGCGGCAAGGCCCGCATCAGCTTTCAGGCTGATCGTTGCTGCCCGTTCGGTTTGCCGGAGCAGGTCTCCCGCCATTCTTTGGTCCCTTCTCAAGAGCGCCGGCCTTTTCGGCGGCAGCGGCGACTTCGTTGCTGACTTCCATTTCGGCGCCCGCCGGATAGCGCGCCTCGCGCAGGGCATCGATCTTGTGACGGTAGGTCTTTGCGAACTTCACGGTCTGCATCATTCAGTTCCTCTGCTGGTCTTGACGGCGCGGTCCACGGCGCGGCGGACGAGCTGGGTGACCTCGGTTTTCTTTGCGTCGCGGGCGAGTTGAAGGTAGGGGCGAGCGCCCATGCGCGACGTGCCATCATGGACATAGCCGGCGTAAGGAGCGTTTACCGATATTTCGACGACAAGGGGCGCGATTTGATTAGTTTCGTGGCTGTCCGCGAGCAGGTGAGTGTCCGCATTCGGGTAGCCGCCTACGGGACCGGGGGTGTGATTTTTCCCCGACACCGCACCTGAGGTGATGCCGATCTGGCTCTCGACCTGGATGAGTTCTCCGGCAGCGAAGAGAGCTTTACCGACTCTCCTAACAGTCGCTTCGCCAGCTAATTTTCGCAGGCGAGCGACATGTGCCTTGGCTCCAATCATTTTTGATCGAGCCATGCCCAAGTCCTACCATTCAAGACGTCTGCAACAGTCTCCCCATCAACTCCAAACATCCGCCCGAGCCGACCTTGCGAGAAGCTTCCTTGCAAAAGCCTGATCGCTCGCACCTGATCTTCAGTCAAAATCGAGCTGGATGAATCCTCGCCGCGAACCTGCGTGCCGTGGGCAACGCGATCGGCCGCATTTTCTAACGGGGTTGCCCAGCGCAGATGCTTTGGGTTAACGCAACCATCGTGCCCCCTGCCGCAAGAATGGGCGGCCTGCAAATTGGAATCGACAGGTTCGCCGTGCGCCAGAATGCACATAACTCTGTGAGCCTGCGCTCCAATTGCGCAGTTTATCCGGCCTCGCCCATCCCCGCCCCGAGCGAACGGCCAAATTAGGCATTCATCACCAGAATACCTTACCCTTTCGCGGAGCCACTGCTCGGGCTCGCCATCCATCGCTTTAGCGGGTGCTGTGGTGCCTCGCCGATAAGTCATGCGGTAGTGACGAGCGCAAAGACCCTTTCGGCCACGATCCGGCTTCGAAATACATCCTGAGACTGAACAGCGCTCGGCGAGCGGCTGCTTGATCTTAAGTTGCTGCGGATCGCCGTGGTTGTGGAAGCGCCATAGATGGGCTGCGCACCAACCACGGCCCTTTACCTTCTTGCCACAACCATCAATCGAGCATACTCGTTCGTCAGCCATTATCGTCTCCACAACAGACATTTTGGTCAGGGCCGGGTGACGCTCCAACGTCATTCCGGCCCGCTGATTTATGGCAGAACCGCGCGATTCATGCAACGAAATCATGCCTTTCGCCCCCTCCCGACCCATCCGATTGCCACCGGGTCCCGCTCAAGCGACGATACGAGCCATGTGCCGGCGTGCGGGCCGTCGAGCACTTCTATGCGCGCCTCAGTCCCCAGATTGCCCGTGAGCGATGCTGAGAGGACGATGAAGCGCACATCGCGATCGACATAGCTGCCATCCCGGCGCATCTCGTCGGTGGCGATATCGATCTGGCAGGAGCAGTCGCGATATGACACAGTGCCTGGCGTGACGATGGAGCCGCCCGTATCATAGACCGCGTCCGTCTCGCCAATCACGCGCGCCGCATGGAACGGGCCACCGAGCGCGGACGAAAACGCCGCACCGATACCGGCGAAGGCGTCGGCAAGGCTCATAGGCACGGCCTCGCGCAACCCACCAGACGCGGCGAGCCGAACAACCGGCGCTGGATGCGGGCGAGTTCAATGCCATAGGGCGTGGAGCCGAGCCCACCCTTCGCGCGCGCGGACACGACGCTATCGGAGATGGTCGCAGAGAAGGTGCCGGATTTGACACTGGTCGCCCCGGTCGCAATCAGCACATCAGCCCCAGCAGCCCCGCCGATGCCCTGCGATGCGAGGTAATGCGCCGTCTGTAGCTCCGTGGCGCGCTGTTGCGCGGTGCCATAGGCGTCCGTGATCTCGGCCTCGGCCTCGCTCGCCCATGCTGCGTAAGCGGCCTCCTGAAGCGCCGGGAAGGCAACATACTTGGCCTTGAAGTCGGCGAGGGGGAGGCGGGCATAAGCCATGGGCGGTCCTTAAAATGAAGGCCGCCGCGTGTGTGACGAGGCGGCCTCAGTGCGTCGATCGGATGACGAAATCAGTTCTGCGTCTTGCTACCAGCCTTCGACCCGCCGGGCTTGCCGTCGCCATCTGCATCGAACTTGGCGATCTGCGCCTTGAGATCGGCCACTTCCTTCTTGAGCGCCGCGTTCTCAGCCTGCACGGCATCGATGAGAGCAGCGTCGTCAGGCTCAGCCTTGCCTGCCTTGCCCAGATCGGGAACGTCTCCGACGATATCGCCCGCGTCGATCTCGACCGTTTCGCCCGGCTCGATCCAGCGCGTGGTGCCGTTCTTGAGGTTGACGCCCTTGGGCCCGGCAGTGTGGTTTGTCAGCTTCTTCATGGCGAGCGCTCCTTAAATGCCGTCGCGGTAGGAGACCGCCTTCGGACGATAGATTTCGAGCTGACCGACGTTCATGATGCCGTCCACCCGCCACGCGAGCGAGGAAATCGGGTGCATCGGCATGAACGTGAACGCGCCGGGCAGGAAGAATTCCAGCACGCCCGGATTGCGCGCATAGGCGATCATGCGCTTGGTCGAGGAAGCGCCCGCCGTTTCCAGCCACTGCATGGGCAGGATGTTGAGCGGCTGCCGGGAGATCGCGGTGTAGGCGTTGTTGGCCTGGATATAGGCCAGCACCGTCATCCCCGTATCTCCCACCCGCGCGGTCGACGCGTCGAGGAAGCTGGACGTTGGCAGCAGCAGCGTGTCGGCCATCTCCGTTTCCTTCGTGTTCGTGAACACGTCGGTGATGGCCAGATTGACATCGCGGACCTTCTTGTCGGCGTCCTTGGTGGACCATGCCGTTGCCGATCCGGTGCCGTCCGCCGGAACGTTGGCAGTCGGCACGCCGCCGTTGTTGATGAGCCCGGTAAAGCCCTTCTCCGTTGAGCCGGTCATTCCGCGATCGAAGATGAACTTCTCCGCGATCTTGCGCGCGTCCGAGGCGTCGCGGCTCGCCAGATCGACGCCCATCTTCGACGCGCGGTTCACCTCCTGAAGCGAAAGCTCGTATCCGCAGCCGGCGAGGAAGAAGTTGGTGACGCCCTGCGACATCTGCTTGGACACGTTCGGGATGTCGAAGCCCTTGGCCGAGATATACTCGGCGCGACCGGCGGGGCCGTTCAGGCTGGTGACGATCGTGCCCACGTCCCACATGTCGCCGTCTTCATTGACGGGCATGTAGGTCGCATAGTCGAACGCCGGATACTTCTCCTCGAAGACCGTGGAGTGCATGCGGTAGAGGGCGGGGGTTGCGAACCCCACCGCCTGCTGCGCGTCCGTGAAAATCTGACCAGTCATTGTGTCTTACCCCCTTAGCGGACGATGCGCAGACGGCAGACGCCGCCGCTCGCAACAGTTTCATCGAAGACCGCCGGAATGGCGGTGTTGCTCGAAGACGTGTCGACGAATGCGCCGGCACTGGTGACGTAAGCCGCCGCGCCATCCGTCACGTCCTCGCCAACGATCACGTAGATGCAGCCCTCGAAAAGGATGCCGGCGGTCGAATATTGCGGGTAGGTGTCCACGGCGCCGCTGACCGTCGTCGGGACGATGGCGCGATCAGCGATGGTCACGCCCATGAAGGTGTTTGCTGCCGGGGTGGCGGTCACGCCGTGGTCGCCGGACCCGCGAAAGACGGCCTTGCCGAACGCGATGCCGGCGCTATCCTCGACGGTGCGCGAGATGCGATTGCTCGTCTCGCCGTTCGCGATCATGCCCGGATAGCCCTTGGCGTAATCGGTGGCGTAGGTGCTCTGAACCGTAATAGCCATGTCGATGTCTCCTTACGCCGCCGCGCCGAAAGCGGGCGTCTTCCAGGCATTGCGGCGCTGGTCGCTGAGCTTGCGCTGGGCGTCGGCGAATTCGGCTGCGGCATCCCCAAGAACGACCGGTGCCCCGAGCGGCTGAACGGTCGCGCCCTGCGTCGGCTTCACGTCCTTGGTCAGCGTTTCGAACGCGATCTTGACGTGCTCATCGGTGTAGGTGTTGCCCGGCATCGCCTTGTCGACGACCGCCTTCATGATGGCGGCCTCATCCATGGCGTCGGTCACGGTCACGCCCGATGCCTTCGCCTTGTCGACGATCAGCGCATAGGCCTTGCCGGCCTCGCGCATCTGGGCCGGGGTCAGCTTCGCGTCGGCGAGCTGCTGCTTGAGGGATGCGATCTCGGCATCCTTTGCGACAGCGGCGGCGTCGGCAGCGACCACCTTGGCCTCTGCTTCGATCGCGCGGGCCTGAACATCCTTGAACTGCGCCTCACGCGCATCATTTGCGATCCGAACGGCCTCGCCGTTCGTCGCATCGACTTCGGCGTCGCCGATCCTGATCTTCATTGTCGGTTTCTCCTGGGAGTTGGGGCGCTCATCAATCACGCGAAGTTCCGGCCCGCCCCGAGCGGCAGGAACAAAAGCGATGTGGTTGATCCGAATGTTGGTCTGGTAGGCGTCGCAGGCGGTGCCGTCCGGGTGCTTGCCGTCAGTGGGGAAGACGAGTTCCGTCGAATACCCCATGGAAATCTGCTTGTGCGTGGTGGTGGCAGCCTTCACGGCCTGCGCATCGCGGACGATGATCGGCACGCGGACCTTTTGGCCGTCCGGAACAATGTCGCCGTGGATCTCGCCGCGACCATACTCACGCCAGTTGTCGGCGGTGACCGCGACCGGGGGATGGTCGATTGTCACTGGCGCCGCCGAATAAGAGGCGAGGCTGTCCAGCTTGAAAACTTCGCTCTCGGGGCGGTAGACCTTCGCGACGGCCTTGTCGCGCAAGCCGTGCTTGTTATCAGGATCGACCTCTTGGCCTAGATAATCCTGAAGGCCGGTTCTTGCTGCGAACACCTCAGCCACGAGCGAACCATCCCGGCAAATCCGGACGCCGTTCGACGCATCAAGGGTGTCGCATAGTTGGACCATGCCCCGAAACTAAGCGGGGCATGCGCATGGGTTTACCGTCGTCAGCGTTGAAGCCCATGGCCTTCGGAGTATCCAAACTCGACCTCAGCAGCCTTTCTTGCAGCGATCGCATCTACCCTGTTCTCGAACGAGCCGAGAAACAGGTTTTTGCCATTTCCGCGAATGGTGGCGTGCCAGCGCAGCGAATTCAGGTCGAGCTTCACTCCCGTTATCCCACTGCGATTGTTGCGGCGCATGCCACGATTCCGTGCGTTAACGGATCGCGGCACATCGCGAAGGTTCGCGACCCGATTATCGTCCTTCACCCCGTTGATGTGGTCAATTTCGCCCTTGGGCCAGACGCCATGCACAATGGCCCACACTACTCTTGATGCGCGGAATGATGAGCGGAGGAGAAGCCCCTTCAAATATCCGTCCTCTGTGCGAACCAAGAACGCTTCCCTGCCTGCATACTTCGCGTTCCAAGTTGAATAGGAACGTCGGTCAGAGAACCATTCCATGCCCCTCTTGCGCCAAAACAGCTTCCCCGTCTCCGGCTCATAGCGGAGCAGTTGGCGGCACAACTCGGGCGTGATATCGGATCGGTTAGCCATGTGATGTCGCCTCATCATAGGGTCAGGGCCGGGCGCTGTTGACGCAGCGTTACCGGCCCGAATTTCTTAGCATTTTACTGATTCCCCGCCAAGCTCAATCGCCCATCAAGTCAATCCAGGCCTGCGTTCTGCACCCGCAAAACGGCGGCTGTGAGACCCAATCGCCGGGCGCGACTGTCTCGCTGCCGTCCACCGCCCGCTTCGTCTCCAGATAGTAACGCTTGCCGTCGCGCGCGGCATGGTGCTTGCGCGGATGGAGCTTGCGGCTCGATCTCCAGATGACTTGCTCAATTCCCGCCTGCCTCTGGCGCTCCTCCGCGAGCGAACCGCTGATCTTCGACAGTTGATCGCTGGCGACGTTGAGTGACCGCTTACGGGACAGACTCACCGCGTCGCGCAGATCCTTTGCCACGTTACGGGCAGGACGCCGTTCACTGAGCCCCCGAAACACTGCATCCGAGATGCGAGCCTGAGCCTGCGCGCTGACATCGCGCACCAGCGCCACATTGCGTTCGATGAATGATTCAAGCGTGCCGCGCACGTCTTCCGGCCCCATGAGAGAATCAATCGCGACATCGGTGGCACTGAGCACCGCGCCAGCCCACTTCTGCCTCTGGGATCGCTCCACACGCAAAGCCCAGTCCCGAATGTTCGGCGTCAGGATCAACAGCAGCCGTTGCACCGCCGCGCTGGCCCCGTCGATCTCCGCGCGCACATCGGCCGGGCTGTCGGTGACCATCTCCGCAAGCGTCCGCGCATAGACCGCCTCAATGCGGGGGAGGGCGGCGGTCCATGTGTCGATAACCGGCTTGTAGACGGAACGGTAGAGGTCCGTGGCCAGCACGCCGGGCATGACGATCTCGCGCAGGGCGATGGATTGGCGGCGGGTGTTCCGTTGCTGGCGGGCTAGCTGGGCGAGGTTGTAACGCACGGCTCAAACACCGTCAGTGTAGCAATCCCGACGGCAGACCGGGCAGGCGATCTTCAGGCCTTCCTCATTGCGGACGCTCGACCAATATTGAGCGTCTTCGCGCAGGAAGGAGAATTTCGTGCGGCAATGGAGGCAGCGGAGTTCATAGCGCTTTTTCTCGGGCAGTTCGCCACGCTCGATGATGTCGACGCTCATTCCTCGCCCTTTTTGTCATTCGCAGCACGGCGGGCGGCCCCACTTCCTGAGCCGCCACGCTCGGCAGATAGGTCAGGATCACCTCCTCTCGCTTGGATTGCACTTGGATCCGAGCCGTCATCATCCGGTGCGACGCCATAACGTTCGTCTTCCGGGATATCTTCCAACGCCACATCGATGCCGGGCAGGTAACCGTTCTCGACAAGCCAGTTCTGGAAGCTCTTGGCGAAGGCCTCATCAGGCACCGCGCCGGTCGCCTGCACCTTTTCGATCGCGCCCATCATGACGGCGAAGGTGTCGGCCGCCTCTTTCTCGCTCGGCGTCGAAAGCGGCGCGAACTGCCACCAGATGTCCTCGCCAGAAACGCCAGCGGATGCCAGCAGGAAGGGATCAAGCTGCTTGAGGCATGGCCCTGTTTCGAGTTTCTGCCCTGTGGTGACGGCCTTGACCCAGTTCAGGTCATCATATGCACCGGTCGCGTTCATACCAGCAGGCGAGCGCCCGGTCAGACGGGTGAACGGAATGTCCGACACGGCGGCGACGCGCTGGTCGAAGGCGTCCATCATGGCCGGGATGCCGGCCCATGTGACCTGAAAGTCATCGATCTTTTCGCCGCCAGATTCCCCGACGCCATCCTTGGTGGGCAAGCTGTAAAGCGTGGCGTTCAGCGCGTTCTCACCCTGCGCGATGAGGGCGATGCGCTTGTTCAGTTCGTCCTGATCGTAATCGGTAAGATTGGACACCCCAAACCGCAGCAGCTTGGCCTTGCGCACGAGCGCCGCGAACCACGCCTGCACCTCATCGGAGCGGGAAACCTCGGTGTAGACGCGCAGGAGCCTGCTATCGCCCCAAAAAGCATCCTCATCGCTGATTGCGGCACCGGCGGGCAGGCGCGCGCCACGGAAGCAGATGACGCGGCTCGGATGGATGTTCGCCCGCGTCGCGGCCCCGTTGTCCATCTCCCACATGCGGGGCTGGCCATATTCCGGGCTGGCGAGGTCTTTGATCCAGTCCCTGCCGCTGATCTGCCAGCGCGAGACGACGTTGATCGCGATGATGCCACCCTCGCGGATCATCTCGGGCGTCAGTGGGGTCGAATGGTCGCCGGCCGTGATGATGACGAGAGCACCGCCACCAATGCCGCGCAGGGTTTCCGCTTCCAGCACCTTGCCTTGCAGGCCAAGACGCTCTTCCTCGGCCTCAATCGCCGCGATCTGGTCCTTTTCCGCCTGCCAGTCGCGCCACTCGCGAACGCGGTCCTCGGCCGGGATCGTGATGACCTTGCGCATCATGCCCGACGCCATGTAGGCCGCGATAGCGAGCTGGTGCGTGAAGAAGCCCGGGAGCAGACCGGCGCCAGCCATATAGGGCGGCATGTTCATCGCCCCGAGCGAGGCAAAGGCAGCGCCGAGCCCGTCCTTCAGGCGAACTGATCGAATGCGGCCACCAGACATGGCGATGAGGGTAGGGCGGGGTAGCGCCGGGGATTACCGTCGTCGGTCAGTCGAGGAGCTTGGCCATGTTGAAGCGCTTGCCCTTGATCATTGGGGATACGGCATAGCGGATTGCGTCGATGTAGTGGTTGTTCGCATCTACCAGCACGGGAAGGATGTCGCCAGTGAGCCGGTCGACCTTGTAGCTGTACAACCGGGCCTCGTTGATCGTTGCCTTGCAGCGGGGGTGAATGACGATCTCCCGGAACGATCGGAGGAACCGAATGCCATCGTCGACGGACCCCTGCCATTTGGGCGCTGGCTTGGCTAACGGGACGCCGCTGCGGGTGATGATGCTGATCGAGCCAGGCGATGCGCTATCCCATCGAGAGACATGGCGCGCGAAATCCGGAATGGCCTCGCACACTTTCGCGCCAATGTGATCCAGTTCGATCGCGCGCCCGCCCGCCTCGTGGCTCACATAAAGCGTGTCGCCGTGGATGTAGCACCGCACCGCAGCGGTAGGGTCCTGCGCATAGCCGAAGTCGCCACCCTGATATGGCCCATCCCATGTGTCCGCCGGTTCGAACTCGGCGACCCGCCACTTACCGGCGAGCACCTGAGCGTCGGAATTGACGAGATATCCGCCCTCCCAGACATGATGATAGGTCGCCGGATCAAGGCGCTCCTGCTCACGTCTCCGGAGGGTTTCTAGGCCGGGTGGAAAAAACGGATTGTCGAAATGGTTGACCTCGACCGTGATCGCGTTGGCGGGCGGGCTCTTCCGAAAGCGATTGTCGACCGGGCTTCCCTCCTGCCGTGGGTTCCACAGCGCCCACAGTTCCGACTTAGGCTGCCGGAACACCGTCGCCTCCAGCGCCAGCCATGACGTTTCCGGCACATCCTCGGCCTCCTCAACGATTGTCAGGTCAATCTTGGCGAGCGACTTGACCGACTGCACGTTGCGCCTCAGCCCTCGAAATATGAACTGCGTCCCATTCGCGCCCTTCAGGTAATCGACGCCAACGTCGTAATGCGCCTCAAGCCATGGCTCTGACGCAATCGCAGCCTTCAACTCAGCATGGAAGCTCTCGGAAATGCTGACCTGAAACTCGCGGGTGCAGAGGATGCGCAGGGGCTCTGCATAGCCCCATACCGCCGCCATTTTTGCCGCATTGAACGACTTGCCTGAGCCGCGCCCGCCATGCAGGTTCCGGTACTGGAACGAGCCGCGCGCGGGGCCGAAGACGGGCACAAGCTTTGGCGGTAACTCAATCGTCGCTTCGGACATCGGCCGCCACGATCTTGACGACAGTCGGTCGCATACTGCCGTCCGGATTGCTCAGGTCGACAGATGATTTTTCCTGCCAGTCATCGCCGCCCATGTTTTTCATGCCGAAGATGGCAAGCGTCGATGCCCCCGGACCGCCACCATTGACGGCAATTTTCCGGCCCTGAAGTTCCCACCAGGCCGCGCATTTGGCCTTCGCCCTCCCAACGGCATCCAAAAATTCCGGGTGTTCCTCCATCCAGACGTTCAGTGTTGCACGCGCAACGCCGATCTCGGCAGCGAACGAAGTCAGGCTCGCGCCCTCTGCCATGTGGTTCACGACCTCGGCGCAATAGGCCTGCTTGAACTTCGAGGGGCGTCCGACTGGATTGGTCACGCCCCCCTCCTCTTACTCGTCAACGTCTGTCCCATCACATATCTCCGTCGTTTCGGGCCCGGTCTGCCGTTGGGCCATTTGGTGCGCCGCAGGTGCTCCTCGCGGGCTTCGATGATCTCGTCTGGCAGATCGTGTATCCAGCGCATAACCGTCTTCCACGATGCCCGGTGGATTTCCTCCAGCACCCGGTCATGGCCATGCTCGATAAAGCTGGCCGCGAACGTGTCCGGCATCGGACGACGGAACTCTTTCAAGCGCTACCCCCTATTTTCCGTTTTCCGGCCCGTGTGGTGGGCGCTGCGTTCGATGGCAGCGGCGAGCTTTGCCGGTCGGTTCGGCACCACGTGTTTGGGAGAGTTGCCGAGAGCGACAATCGACGGCTGCTGAATCAGCCACGCCACGATCGCAGCCTTCTCGGCATCGCGCCCCCGCTCGAACCCGGCGAGATAGGCCGTGGTGAGATCGTCTGATCGATCGGGGGTCATGGGCGCCCCCGGATCATATGATAGACACCGATCGCTGCAAGGCAGCGCAGCAGCCCTACTCACCGCCGCTGCCCTTGTGGTTGGCGAGGGCAGTCACTCGCGATGGGCAATTGCCGCGCGGACAGACATAGCCCATCGCGCCGCTGAACTTCATTTTGCACACCGAGCACTGATATTCCGGCTGCCAGCCCGGCGGGATGCTCGGCATGAATGGTTGCCTCGGATACAAGTTCGGGAACATCTGGCGCTCCAGCTGCTCGATCCTGCGTTCCATCTCAGCGATGCGCCGCTCCTGCTCGGCTGCTTGCTCGCCGTTGCGTACCGTCTCGGGATCAAGCTTCGTCATGGGCGGGTCTCCTCTTCGCCTCACCCTTGCACGCCGGGCAGGGGAGGGTGGCTGGTGCCGGGTTGATGGTGCTGAAGGCGTCGGCCCTGACCTGGGTGTGCCAGCCACAGGGGCAGTGCCAGTGGTGGGTGTCATCATGCCAAGGGCCGGCCGTCACCCCCTCGGGGTATCCGGGGACGTCCTGTCCCGGAATACCCCCGTAGGGGGTAGGGACGTCATCGGAGACGTCATCGGACGTCATCGGAAGGTCATCGGAGGTCATCGGGGTATTTTCCGAAAAGGTCATCGGAAGGTCATCGGTTTGAAAAATAAGCATTTTCAGTTTTCCCCCGATTTATCGCCAGAGGTCATCGGAAGGTCATCGGAGAGGTCATCGGACCCCCTTGCCACCTGTTGACGGTTGCTCCGGCCAACCTCGCGGATGCCATGCGCCGTCTTCCCTTCGCCCTTGATGACCCAGAGAAAGCCGCGCTCGATTGCGTTGATGCGGAACAGGCGATCCATGGCCCCCGCCAGTTGCTCCTTCGTCAGGCCACGCGCTTCCGGCATGTCTGCGAAGACCTTGGGGGCATAGGTGCGCGATGCCGGCAGTTCCGACACGGCGCGCTGTTCCTTCATGCGCTGACGCAGGCATGCGATGAAGCAATCATTCTCGAACCCGGCAGCACTCTCGACGCGAACAGCCGCGCGTTCCTCTGCGGGCAGCTCCTCGTCGCGGACAAAAGCCCATTCGTGCCAGCGGAAATATATTTCCTCTCCTTTCTTTCCATAGTTCGCCTTGGACTTGCGCAGGACTCGGCCGTCATCACCGAGCACATCGCCTGTGTCGGACTTGTCCGCCCAATCGAGGAACAATCGGTTTCGGACATGCGCACTCCAACCCGTTGAGCCGCTATATTCGTTGCCCTGCTTGTTGCCTTGGGCATGCTGCTTGTTCGGATGCGCGAGAAGGATGACAGCGCCCTTCATGGCCTCCGACAGGCGCTCCAGGATGCCGAGAAACACAGCCACCTCATGGCGCGCATTCTCGTTACCGGTGAACAGGTGCGCGGCATTATCGAGAAAGAGAAGGCCCGCCCCGAAGTCGAGGGCAAGGCGTTCAATCTGACGATATCTGGCAGTCAGGGATAGGCGGCCCTGCGGATCGAAGGTGCCAAGCTCATTGCCTAGCTCTCCCTTTAGAGACACCAGCAGCATGGCCCCTTCGAGATCAGTCATGTCGATGCCGAGCGACTTGTTGATGTCTTCCTGTCGGCGCCAAAGCTCGTCAGTCGGGTCTTCGCAGGTGATATAGATGACCTTGGTGTGCTGGATATCGAGACCGAGGAACTTGCGGCCGACCGCAGCGCATGTCGCCATCTGCTGCGCGATCAGAGACTTCCCGACGCCCTCCTGCCCGCTCAACAGCCCGCATGAGCCGCGCACGATCCAGCCAGGTATGACGAAGTCTCGATTGGGCGGCCTCAGTCCCTGCCACTCGCTGGGATACGCGATGCCAGGCAATGGGCCGTCATCATTATCCGGCTCGTCATATGGCGCGAAGGGCGCGAAGGGCGCGCGCGCGCCAGCGATCGCTTTGCGTATCGCCTCTGGCCCATGCTGCACGAAGTCGTCATTGGCATCACGATTTTCAGCCACGCTCAAGCCACCCTCCCCGTGGGATAGGCGACACGCGCGCCGATCTCGTTCGCGACAGCCTCGGCCGCATCGATGCCGGGGTTCTTGTCGACCCCATGCTGCGCCAGCATCTTCTCACGCGTCGCAGCGTCATCATCTGCGAACACGATAAAATCCATGTCCGGCCGATGCGCGGCCCACAGGCGCGCCACCTTTGGAAGGTTCGATGTGTTGAAGGCCACGATGCACGGCAGGCCGGAAGCCTGGTTGACGCTATCAAGCGTCGCATAGCCCTCGCCTATCACGGCCTCTTTCGCACCAGTGAAGTCGCCAATAATCGCGAACAGCCCGTCGATCCGTGCCTCTTTCATGAACAGCTTCTTGCCGTCCTCGAAGATGCGCTGAATGTTCCATATCGCGCCTTCGTCGTCATACATCGGGACCAGCAATTCGCTGCCGTGCTGCCGCAGGGGGGCGACATTCAGTCTCTTGCGGGCCGCATAAGGGTGCTCCGGGCTCGCTCGGTCGGCGGTGCTCCAGATATGGGCGGCATCGCGGGCAGCGCCTTGCTGAGCCTCGATGCGCAAGGCTTCACGGCGCGCCTTGTTGCGATCCCACTCTTCACGCAGGGCGCGCCGTTCTGCGGGGCTCAGCTCATTGGCTGTCCCGCTCGACCAGCGCCTGTTGATGCCCATCTTCCAGTTGCCAAACGCACCGGCCGGGCGCGCGTCGAGATAGAGCTTCGCCCACCCGTTCTTGCTGCCCCGGCGCTCACCGACGCAATCGAAACGGATGACGTTGCCGCACGTGATCTCGCTGATGAACGCGGCGCTATCAGTAGGCGCCACGCCCTCGCTCGCCATGAAGTCGAGAAAATCAGAGATGACTTCGTGGACCGCCATGTCAGGCCATCCCGAGCGCAGCCATATAGGCTTCCAGCTCCGCCTCGCGCTCACTGCGGGCATCGGGGTCCATGCGACGGAGCTTGATAACCTCCCGCATGATCTTGGGATTGTATCCGGTGCCCTTGGCCTCCGCGTAAACGTCGCGGATATCGTCTCCGATGCCTTTCTTTTCCTCCTCCAGGCGCTCGATGCGCTCGATCAGCAGGCGAAGACGGTCATCGGTAGCGTTAATGTTGTGGCCGATCTCAGACATTGCTCACCTCATATTTCTGATTGGACAGCCGACCTCGCGCAGCCAGTCGATGGCCTCGACGGGGTCGAAGAAGCAGGCGACAGGGAAGCCGAGCCGATGCATGGAGTTGCCCCAATCGATTTGATTTTGCTGAAGCTCGCCAGCATGGCCGCGCTTGTCGAAGCCCTTCATCTCCACGAAGGCGATGCAACGCTCTGACCACGCCACCGTCATGTCGAAAACGCCGCCGCGAATGCCTTCCTTGCGGGCAAGCAACGGGTTGCGTTTGCCGGCATTGGCATTGGCGAAAACCATCACAGACGGCGCGGCTGCACGCATGAGATTGCGGAACTGCTGCTGCCGAACGATCTCCGGCGATTTCGGGATTGCCGTAGGCCCGCGCACGAGGAAAATGGGCTCCTCATGCAGATCGCCCGATGTGAGCGAATCCAGGTGCGCCATATCGTTCACAGGAGGCGGCTCCTGCGTTCCTGCTCCGTCGCGAGCATCTGGGCGATCTTGCCCGGGCGCACGCGATACATGCGGGAGAGGTCTTCGACCGTGAAATGCGCGATGGTCCGCGCGCCGGTCAGAAGATGCAGAAGCTGGATCTCGGCATCGCGCGCCGATATCATCGTCTGGTCGATATTGGCGCTCTGGCGTCGGTTTCGCATCACTCACCCCTCCCGACGCACAGCGACGATGTCGAAATCCCAATCGCGCGGAAAAGGATGGCCCCAGCGTCCGCGCCACTTGCCCGCGGGAAGGACCTGCTTGCTGACGTCGCCGTTGCGGAAACGGACGCGTAGCGGCGCATCGCCGTGAAAGCCTCGCTCGCCGGTCCAGGGTATCCAGCCATCATCGCCGCCCCGTGTTGCCGACACTGATCTTCCCCACGGTCGTGATGCCGATCCCGTAGCGCCGCGCGATATCCTCATCGGGGACGCCCTGTCTCTTGAGCCGGCGGATCGTCTCGTTGCGGGCAAGGAGTGCTTCGATACCGGCCTGTTGCTTGGCGTTGCGTTCATGGGCGCGCAGGCGGGCATCAATGATGCGGTCAAGGCTCATATCCCCATAGCCTCCTCGAAGCGCTTCCTGCGCTCGCCTGCGAGCTGGTCGCGGCGGCGATATGCCCATCCTCGGTTGCGCTCTCTCGTCTCGCGGACGATGCGCTCCAGATCGCGCATGGCTTGCTCACGAGGGTCTGGCTTGCGGGAGAAGAGGGGGAGGAGTTTCATGAGAACAACGGCAGCTCATTCGCCGGCTGTGCGATATTGCGCTCGCCGGGCTGCGGTCGGTCCAGCCCCTTTGCCTCCAGACGGGCATATGGCCGCCAGTCAGCGAAATCGATCAGCATGCGTCGCGCAACGGTTTTTGCACTATTGAGGCTGATGCCGACAAGAGACGCCGCCTCTTTGATCTTCTTGCCCTGGTCGGCGTAGGACCGCATCAGGAGGGCGCGCTTGGCCATCTCGAAGCTCAGGCCGTGGCGCTTGGCGTACTGGTCGAACAGATAAGGCGGGCTATCCATGCTGATACCTTCCTCTGCGCTTGAGAATTTCAGTGACGCGGGCCTCGTCCACGCCGTATGACCGGGAGAGGCTGGCAGCGTTCATCGGGCCGGACGTGGCGTCCAGATGGGCGACCAGAGCGTTGAGCTTTGCCTGAAGGATTTTCTCAGCCTTGGTCATGGCGCGACGCCGCCTCCAAAGTGTCCGCGGCATCCTCAAGAAGGCGCGCGACATCGCTGCCCGAGGCGCCGCATTCATAGCATTCGCTGCCGCTCGTCAGCCCCGCCGCCTCACGAGCCTGAGCGTGAAGATCATCGATGAGCCTTTTGAGGCTCCGCTTGCCGAGATGGTTCATCCCACCACCGCCCGCAGGCGCGCGACCTGTCCATTGAGGGTGTCGCGCTCGCACGGGGCAATGTCGCGCCTGTCCGGACTGTCCTCGCGATGCGTCTCGGCTTTCGTCTTGACGAAGGCGCGACAGTGCGCGTCGATCTCGTCGAAGTCGACCTCTTCCGGCACCCGCACCAGCAGGAACCCCACTGGCAGCAGCATAGAGATGAGATCCAGCGGCAGCGCCTTGCCCTCGATCAGCCGGAACACCGCCGACATGGGGATCACCGCCGGCTGCGCATCGCCACCGGGGAAGTAGGACAGCAGCGTCGAGTTGGAGATGCCCGCGTCGAACTCGATAGCCTTGAGGGCGATGCCCCGGCGATCGATCTCGCGGCGGATAGCGCGTTGGCGTTCGCGCATGATGTCGGCAGTATCACGCATGATGTCGTGCCTCGCTGTGTGTGATAGAGGGCGCATGAACGACGCCAAACCCATCGGTGAACTTGTTGCTGAGATCGTCGCGCGCCTGTGCCCCCTGCGCTGCGACGGACTGCTCCCCGGCCGGCGTGGGATTATCCCGGCCGGGGAGCAGCTTGGCGCGGTGGAAGGACGGCGCGCCAAGGGTGGAAAAGATGTCCCGACCATGGACGTTGGAGGGAGGCATGGCCGGGACGCTGACGCCGGGAGAGGGGCGCTGAAAGCGCGCGGCGTCAGAGGGCAAGCATTCGCAAAGATTCGGGCTGGCAGTGCGCAGGCCGCATTTGGGGCAGGAGGCGGGCATTTAGTCGCGCTCCATCTGCCAAAGGCGCAGGTAAATCATGATCGCCAGAACAAGCAAAATGCCGTCGATCGTGGGGGCTACGCCAGACGCAGCACACGCAGCGAGGTACGCGCAAAAGGCCAGCACAAGGAAGGCCGTGCCGAACCATGCGCTCACAGCCGCCCTCCATTCCGGGAGGCGGGGGCTTGAGGCGCGGTCGCTTCTTTGTGCTTAGGAAAGTTCAAGACGGCGAATTCGCCAAAATGAAGGCTTGCCATGGCGTCATAGATCAGCGCCGCGTCGATGGCATTGTCCTGCAGCGGCCCTGCAATTCTTCGGCCATCAACTCTTATCAGCGACCGCCACCTTCCCGATGCCGTGCGCTCTATCCCCCTAAATCCCCAGCGATTGGTGGTTTGCCGATTGATATTATTCTGCCGCCGCGTTGCGATCCGCAGATTTGCGCGCCGGTTATCGAGGCCGTCGCCATTGACGTGATCAACCAACTGAGAAGCCGAAGCGCCCAAGATCAGTCGATGCATGTAGCGGCGCCCTGCCAAAGTCGGCTTTGCGCCACCGCGGCCATTGACCGCGTAAAATCCCCCTGTCGAACGCTCGACAGGGTGGGCGTGCCATTTAATCCCGGCGACGAGATGTTCATCTTCATCGTCAATGATGGCGAACAGGCCGCGAGAGAGAGGTGTCCTCGCCATATCTATGCCGCGCGGTCCTGGGGGGGCTCGATTCCAATCCGCGCAGCAGCTTCTTGCTGCCATGCCGAGAATGGAACTTGCCCGCCTGTGGCGCGCTCAATGGCCCTGGCGGTTTCGGCATCCGGAAAGCGCAAGCCGTTGGCGTACCGATTTACAGCGGCTTGGCTCTTGCCGATCTCCGCTGCGAGCGCCAGTTGCGAATTGGCTTCGTCGTCAACGAATGCCCTAATGAGGCTCTGATAGGTGCTCATGAGCCATTCATATACCAAAACGGTATTTGACCGCAATAGCCAATATACCGCTTCGGTCATTCATTTGTTGCAGCCGGTGGACCATTATACCGGCATGGCATTCAGAACGAATCTGATACGGCTCCGAAAGGAGAGGGGCTGGCAGCAAGACGAACTTGCCGAGCGGGTTGGCGTCGCACAGGAAACGGTGAGCCGCTGGGAGACTGGTGGGCGCGAGCCGCGCGGGAAGCTTCGGCTAAAACTCGCCGAGGCGCTATCCGTCCCGGAGGCAGAACTTTTTCTGGAAAGAGGCTTGGGCGCCCCAGAACAGGGCGCGTTTGTAAGTCTCCCGGTCCAGCTTCCTACTGCAAGCGTGCTGACACGTATGTTTCAAACGCTCCTGGAGCAGACTGCGACCGCCGGCGATGAGGGCGAGCGCGCGCGAATGCTCGCGCGGAGCTTTCCAAGCACTTTCCAAGCTCATTTATCTCTTCAAGGTCAGCGCGCATCCGATGAAGAGAATATCGTCGAAGTGCCTCTTCATGCTGGCGGCGAAGCCCGGCCATAGAATGGACAATCGCGGCGCAGCGCAGCGTGCAGTCCGGGCATTGTTCGGGGCAGGCCGGCTCTCCCATCCTGATTTCTTTTGGCATGTCGCCTCCGAGTCGATGTTCTCAATATGTTCTCATAGGAAGAATCCTATTTTGCAAGCGCGTTAAGGAGCCTTTGCGCTTGGCCTGCAATATCAATGGGAGAGGTGGATGCTGACGGAGCCGCTATACGCACGCATGATGGCTGGAAAGCGTGAAGGCATACTCGACGACCTGTTGCCGATCGCGATAAAGAAATATCAGGCTGGCTTTTCCCGGTTCGCAGACTGCGGGGCTGGCGTCGGTAAAGTCTCAACGCAATATGGCGCGCTTTTGGATGCGCATCTGGAGCCTGAAAACAGGCACTCGGCGAGCGTAGAATGCTTTGAGCCTCTGCCAGAGAACGTGGTGGTTCTTGAGCGCGTATGTGCGGACCACCCAAATTTGAACGTGCGCCCGTTCGCCGTCTCTAATTTCAGTGGCCGTGCAAGCTTTTCAGTTCCAACGCGCATGGGCAATAGCGCCAACCCCGATTGGCCGCCCGGCACGTCGTATGACGGCATGCTTGGCGCTCACTACGCCGACACGGTGGAGGTTGAGGTCGTTCGCCTCGACGCGGAACCTCAATATGACTTCGTGAAACTTGACTTGCAGGGCGGGGAGATGAGCGCCCTTGAAGGATTGGGAAACACCATTCGGGGCGTTAAGCTGATATATGCCGAAAATCAGCTTTTAGCCCGAGAGGGCACGGTCGGATATCTGCGCGACAAAGGCTTCATCTGCTGTTTTGATCGGCTTCAGTTCGGGTTTGCGCCGGAAACCAGTTGGCTAGCTCTGGAGCTTTTGGAGCAATTGGGCCTCAAAATCAGCCACATGAACCTGCCGACCAAGGGTGTCCCATTCTTTTGCCTGGGCTATTTCGACGTTCACGCCGATCCCGTTGACGAAAACGGCCAGCTCTCCGACGAGACGATCAGGCGTTTCAAAGATGCGGGTATCATCTACCTGCAAACCGATATCTTGGCAATCAACGCCAAGGCAGCCGGCGACCTGTTGAACTTCATATAGTGGGCCGACGCTAGCGCGATCGGCCTACACCAATCTCCTTAGCCCGCCCCGCCAGGCGGGCCTTTTTGCGTGCGCTTTAAAAATATACCGAAACGGTATTGACGCGCAAATACCGAAACGGTATATATCCCTCCATCGCCCCTACCGGCGTGATGGAAGGAAATGACGATGGCGAAGAAGCCGACGAAGACGGCGGTTGTCGAGAAGAAGTCGATCAAGGGCTTCGACAGCAATCTCTCCTGCCGGGGATATCAGTTCGAGATCGGCAAGACCTTCGAGCATGATGGATCCGTCCGTGCCTGCGAAGGCGGCTTCCACGCCTGTGACGCCGATGCTCACCCACTCTCGGTCTTCAATTATTACCCTCCGGCCACGTCTCGCTACTGCGAGGTCATCCAGTCCGGAGAAATGCACTCCGACGATCAGATCAAGATCGCGTCGGCCAAGATCACCATCGGCGTCGAGGTAAGCCTTCATGACTTGATTTCCCGCGCGGTGAAATATGTCTTCGACCGCTGCACGCAGAAAGAGGGTGCGTCCGCCACCGGCCCCCAAGGCGCTGCGTCCGCCACCGGCGACCTAGGCGCTGCGTCCGCCACCGGCACCCGAGGCGCTGCGTCCGCCACCGGCCCCCGAGGCGCTGCGTCCGCCACCGGCTACCAAGGCGCTGCGTCCGCCACCGGCTACCTAGGCGCTGCGTCCGCCACCGGCACCCGAGGCGCTGCGTCCGCCACCGGCCCCCGAGGCGCTGCGTCCGCCACCGGCTACCAAGGCGCTGCGTCCGCCACCGGCTACCAGGGCGCTGCGTCCGCCACCGGCGACCTAGGCGCTGCGTCCGCCACCGGCACCCGAGGCGCTGCGTCCGCCACCGGCGACCTAGGCGCTGCGTCCGCCACCGGCGACCTAGGCGCTGCGTCCGCCACCGGCACCCGAGGCGCTGCGTCCGCCACCGGCCCCCGAGGCGCTGCGTCCGCCACCGGCGACCTAGGCGCTGCGTCCGCCACCGGCCCCCGAGGCGCTGCGTCCGCCACCGGCCCCCGAGGCGCTGCGTCCGCCACCGGCTACCAAGGCGCTGCGTCCGCCACCGGCTACCAGGGCGCTGCGTCCGCCACCGGCGACCTAGGCGCTGCGTCCGCCACCGGCACCCGAGGCGCTGCGTCCGCCACCGGCGACCTAGGCGCTGCGTCCGCCACCGGCTACCAAGGCGCTGCGTCCGCCACCGGCACCCGAGGCGCTGCCATGTCCTCTTACGAGGGCAAGGTGCGCGGCGCGTCTGGCAACGCACTGTTCGCTATTGAACGCGACCAAGACCTCAACATTATCTCGGTAGCCGCCGGCATCGCCGGTGTCGATGGGATCGCCCCCGACACTTGGTACGTCTGCAAGGCTGGAAAGCTGGTGGCCGCATGATCCCCACCGCCCTCCACCCCCTGAGCGAGGTCCGGACCCACGACCTGCTCGACATGCTCGATGCTGTGTTCGCCGAGTTGAACAGCCGTCCTGTGTTTGGTGACACCGAACTCGACGACACGTTCGCACAGGCTGAAGCCGCGATCGACGAACTTACACACGCCGGACGGGAATATCTCGACTGGCGCACGCACGAGCACGGCCTTGGCGCTGCCGCTCTTGGACTGACGAGGGGAGTGAGGGGATGAGTGCCCGTCACTACACGCTCTGGGCCGACCCGCGCCTAGCCGACGCCTACGATCTCGTTTCCGATGTCGTCCGCGATCACTCGATTGCCGAGGACAAGATCCCTGAGGTTGCAGCGCTTCTCACTGAAATCAACAAGGCCGACGAGTTCCTTGCCGGCCTTCTCCGCGACCGGAGGGCCTCATGACGATTGATGCTTATGACGCTGGGCTGCTGAACGATTTCGGCGGTGGTGACGTTAACTGGTGGCAGGACTATCTTCGCGCCGAATTGGGCCGCGCTCACGATTTCTATGCCGCCCACATCGAGCGCATCGAGGCTCTGAATGGCCGGGCGATGCACCTTATCGACCGCTTGTTGGATTATCGCGTCGGCGAACTCACCAGCCAAGGCTGGCTCCGCGACAATGACAATGTGCGCGCGATTGTGGCTGATATGGCCGCCCTCAAAGCCGCCTCCCTCTCTGGTCAGGGAGAGGCGAAGTGAGCGCTATCCGCTACGGTGACTGGCACATCCAGTACGACCCGCCGCCGATCCCGGTGCGCACGATGGACTGGCATTACTGGCACGACGATTTCGATGGCGCCGATGATGCCTGCGACAACCGCTATGGTTCTGTCGCCAGCCTTGAAGCCGCCATGGACGAGATCGACGATTACGAGGCCGAGCGCTTCGAAGAATATGGCTGCGTTCATGGTTGCAGGCTTGGAATAGAGCCGGGGCCATACGAGTGCATGAGCACAGAGCGGTGCAGTCATCGCGATAGTGTTCGCGCTCGTCTCGCAGCCCGCCCCCCCTCTCAGCCGGTTGGGGGTGCGTGATGGCATATCGTATGCATCTCATTGGCAGCGACCGCACCCGTGTCGGTCTGACCAGTAGCGGTGGAGCGAATATCGAGGTCTGGTCGGCCCCGTTTGGTGACGCTGATGCAGAATTTGAGGCCGAAATCCACGTTCCGGCGAGCGATGTGGAGGAGCTTGCCAGATGGCTGCTCAAGAACGCATGACCGCCCTCGCACACTACACCGCCCTTGCGGAAGCAGCGCAGCAAGCCCGCGACGCACAGGGCCGGTTCGCCACCACACGCGAGCCGATCAATCTGGATGAGCTGGCGCGACGCTGGCGTGATCCGCACGACGCTGCTGATCGCCGCGAGGAATATGATCGATGGAGCCGGGCTTTCGACGCCGGCCGCCCTGATCGCCGCGAGCGTGACGAGCAAGTCCTGCGCGACGCCAACCTTCCCGAGGACGAAATCACCCGCGTGCTGAGCGCCGGGGACATTGGAGGTCGAGATGCGTGAATACACCCACCTTCCCCCCGCCGAGCTGCACCAGCTCACCGATGAGGACGCCTGCGAGGCGATCTGGCGGCAGTTCGTCTGCGGCCTCTACACCGGGTGCGTGCTCGGCCTGTGCGCCGGGGTGTGCGCGGCCAGCCTGTGGTGGATGGGGTGATGACTTCTCTCAACCGAAAGGAAACCGACATGGCCACCGCGCCCCTGCTTGACGCTGCCCAGGATTCGACGGCCATTGTCGTCGCGGTACAGAAAAACCCCGGCATCGTGTTGCTCGACACCGAAAAGTTCGATGTCTTCTATGAGAAGCTCAAAGCGGACGCGCCGGTTGATGCCGATGTGACCACGAACAAGGGCCGGGAAGCGCTGCGCAAGTTCGCCGCCAATGTCCGGTCGCAGAAGGCAGCGATCGACAAGTCGCGGCTCGCGCTGACCAAGGAATGGCGTGACATGACCGCGCAGGCCAACGCGGCCGGAAAGATCATCGAGCAGCGGCTTGAAGCGCTTGCCACCGAGGTCCGCCAGCCCCTGACCGATTGGGAGCAGGCTGAGAATGAGCGCCTGTCCAACTGCCGCGATACCATCGCGCGCATCCGTGCCGCCGCGAACGTCACCATCGTCGACACGGTTGAAAGCGTGCAGGAGCGCGGCACCGACATCTGGGGCATCGTGATTGATCCCGAGGTGTTCGGCGATCTGGCAGCGGAAGCGCAGGCGGCGAAGGATCAGACTGTCTCCGTGCTCAAAGAGGCATTGGCCCGGTTGAAGCGGGAGGCAGAAGAGCGCGCCGAGCTGGAGAAGCTGCGCGCTGAAAAGGAAGAGCGTGACCGGGTCGAGGCTGAGCGCATTGCTGAGCAGGAGCGGGTTGCTGCCCAGGCCGAAGCTACCCGTGTCGCCGAAGAGCGCCGTATCGCGGCCGAGAAGGCCGAGGCCGAGCGCATTGCGCGCCTTGAGCGCGAGGCTGCTGAACGTGCCCAGCGTGAAGCTGAAGCTGCTGCTGAGGCCGAGCGCCAGCGTATCCAGCGCGAGCATGAGGAAGCACTGGCTGCCGAGCGAGCGCGCGCGGATGAAGTGGAGCGTGCTGCACAGGCAGAACGCGACCGCATCGCCGCCGAGCAAGCCGAGCAGGCCAAACGCGACGCCGACAAGGCCCACCGCACCGCCGTCATGAAGGCCGCCAAGGAGGCAATCATGACCTGTGGCGTGGATGAGGAGGTCGCCAAGAAGATCGTGCTGCTGATCCGCAGCGGCGAAGTCCCCAACGTTTCGCTGAGGTTTTGAGCCATGGATAACCCCTTCGCCCCAGACTATCGCGAACCGGAGCTTTTCGAGGCACCGCGCGACGAGCCCAAGGCCAAGCCGCGCACCGGTCACATCACCATCCACAACCAGTTCGAACAAGGCTCAGAGCAGTGGCTACAGGCGCGCTGCGGGCTTCTGACTGCGAGCGAGATGAAGCACGTCATCACCGCCAAGACGCTCAAGTCTGCGCAGAACGACAAGGCGACGGCGCACCTCTACGAACTGCTTGCCCAGCGCATCACCGGCTATGTCGAGCCGCACTATGTCAGTGATGATATGCTGCGTGGGCAGGAAGACGAAATCCTCGCGCGCGCAGCATATGCCGAGCACTACGAGCCGGTCGAGGAAATCGGCTTCATTACGAACAACCGCTGGGGCTTCACGCTCGGTTACAGCCCGGACGGCAAGATCGTCGGGAAGAAAGCCGGCATTGAGGGCAAGTCACGGCGCCAGAAGTATCAGATCCAGACGCTGGTCGAGCACGTCCTTCAGGGCACGATCCCCGACGATTATGTGATCCAGTGCCAGACCGGATTGCTGGTCGCGGAATGGGAGTGGATCGATTTTCTATCCTACTGCGGCGGCCTGCATATGCCTGCGATCCGGGTCTATCCCGATCCCGTCATTCAGGACGCGATCGTCAACGCGGCCGGTGAGTTTGAGCGCCGGCTTTCCGAGAAATTGAAGCTCTACCACGAGGCGCTGGCCAGCAATGCCAGGCTCGTGGCGACGGAGCGGCGTGAAGAAGAGGAAATCGTGATATGAACGACATGGTAGACATGTCCCGCTTCGTCGAGGCGAAGTCGGACCAATTGAACGCCGACGATCTGATCGGCGCACCCCGCACGATCACTGTCACGCGGGTGACCGGCAACGACGGCGATCAGCCGGTGTCGATCTTCTACGAGGGCGACAACGGGAAACCTTTCAAGCCCTGCAAAACCATGCGCCGCGTCCTGCTTGCTGTCTGGGGGCGCTATGCCGCCGACTATGTGGGGCGTTCGATGCGGATTTATCGCGACGACAAGGTGACGTTCGGCGGCCTTGATGTCGGCGGCATCCGCATCAGCCACATGAGTCATATCGACAAGGAAACGGTCGTCGTCGTCATGAAGACGAAGGGCAAGAAGGCAGGTATCAAAATCCTGCCCCTCAAAGCCGAACCGGAGCAGCAGAAGCGCGATCCCGCAGCAGCAGCAGCAGACTGGACGGCGACGCACATCGGCCTTGTCGAAACCGCCATGGACGACGCGGCGCTGCACGAGCTGCGGCACAAGGCCGAAAAGACGCTGGCCAGACTGGCAGAGAACCACCCGGAGCTGCGCAGCCAGATCAGTGCGGCCTATGATCGCCGGTTTTCCGAGCTTCAGGAGAAGCGCGGCGAAACCGACATGGGCGAGGCCATCAGTGGCGCCGAGGAAGCGCCGCCCGAATTTTGACCGAAGGGAGACACCCAATGTTCGTCACCAAGAAGCATCACGCCAAGACCGTCGCCGCTCTTGAGGCGCAGATCGAGACAATGACCTCGATCGCGCGCGGTCGAGAGGTGCTTATCGCCAAGCTGGTAAAGGAGCGGGACGAAGCCCAGGCCGAACTCGCCGTCTTCCGCGCCAAGAAGGCCAAGGCCATCGCGAACCTGACTGCGGCGAACGCGAGGAAGTCCGCCGAGGCCAAGGCGCGGGCAGCAGCGTCATGATCCTCACCCGCCAGATCGGCCGCTTCACGCTGCGGCAGGACCCCGTGCTGGTCGCTCAGATGGTCGCCTACAAGCGCGAGAGGGAGGGCGAGTTTTGGGCGGATCGCCGTGACCGGGAGCCGCGGAAGTGAAGATTTGCGCAACGAAGGGCTGCGGGAAGGTGCTGGGGCTCCGGAACAAGTCCGGAATGTGCCGCCCCTGCAACACGCAGGCTCTCTGGCGCGATCCTCACTTCCGCGCGAGGAAGGCCCGATCCAACGCTGCGACGCTGGCCAGAAACCGCCAGAACCCGGACTATGTTGCCGCCGAGCGTGCGCGCCAGATGGCTGTGATCGCCCGCGTGAATGAGGAGCGCCTCAATGTCACGCCCGAGGCTATCGCCAAGCGCGTTCGCACTTTCCGTGCCCGGAAGCTGAGCTGGTGTCCGCCGCACCTGCGCGACGAATATATCCGGCTCATGGTCAACAAGCACATTCCCGCCGCGCAGGCCCGCGAGATCATCCTCGCGCAGTGGGATGCGGACCTTGCCCGGCGGAAACACGCCGCCTGACATCAACCGGTACTGGCACCAAAGGCCTCCGCAGCCAGCGTCTGGAAGGGACGAAAAGCGCGAGGCAGGGAATTTAGGGATGAAGAACAAGCTGACCGATCTGAACGATCACCTGTTCGCCCAGCTTGAGCGCCTCTCGGAAGAAGGGCTGTCCTCTGAGCAGATCGAGGCTGAAGTCACTCGCGCTGACGCTATCGTCTCAATCGCCGACCAGATCGTGCGGACGGCAGATTTGCAACTCAAGGCTGTCACCGTCCTCGCCAATCATGGCGACCGGTTCAAGCCCATGCTGCCAATGATCGGAACGAAGGATGCCTAAGGGGCTATCGATCAGCTACACCGACAAGGAACTCGCGTTCATTCAATCGGTGCGAACATGGCCTCGCTCCGAAGCTCACGCCGCATTTTGCCAGAGGTTCGGGCGCGATGACGTGTCGCTCAGCAACTTCAACGCGCTTTGCAAGCGTCATGGTTGGCTGACGGGGCGCACTGGTTGCTTCGTTAAAGGTCAGGCTCCTCACAATAAGGGCTTGCCATGCGCGGAAGGCAAAGGCGGGCGCCATCCAAATTCCCGCAAGACGCAGTTCAAAAAGGGTGGTCGGCCGCACAACACGAACTTTTTGGGACACGAGCGGATCGATCCGAAAGACGGATATGTCTACATCAGCGTTGACCAGCGCAACCCTCACACCGGCTACGAAAGGCGCTATGTGCTCAAGCACGTCTGGTTATGGGAGAAGCGACACGGCGCGATCCCGGATGGCCATTGCCTGAAGTGCCTGGATGGCGACAAAACGAATACCTCGCCGACGAATTGGGAGCTAATTCCCAGGGCGCTGCTTCCGCGCTTGGCTGGGGGAAATCGCTATAATCGCAAGCTGGCATTCGATGAAGCTTCTCCAGAGTTGAAGCCGACCTTGCTTGCTGTAGCTCGCCTTGAACATGCTGCAAGGGAGGCCCGCAATGACTGACCCCATGACCCGCCCGCTGACCGTGGAGGGGATGGCGGACAACGAGCCGCGTATCCTCGTGTTCGCAGACGACCCCGAGCAGAAGGCGCGCCTATACGTGTGCGCCAAGTGCGGATCGGTCCACTCACCTGAAATCTATCTCGCGACCGAAGAGCGCAAGCACGCTGCGGCTCGCGAGGCGGCTGCGGACTGCTACAACTGCAAGACGCACAACAACTGCCAGCATTGTGGCGCGGAGTGCCATAAGAGCTGGACCGTGTGCGACACCTGCCGATACCAGCGCAAGTTGGAAGCCGCGATCGAAGTGCCCGACGATGGCGGGCCCTACTGCGCCTTCGATGGCGATACCTATTATACTGAGATGGCGGAAGCGCAGGATGATGGCCTTGAATGGGTCAGTCCATGCATAATCAGCTATCCCCGCATTGATGCGGACAGCGTTCTCGAAAACCTGCTTGATGACATGCACGAGGATGCAAGCGTCGACGACATGGACGGTGTTGACGCTTTCTATGCTGCCGTGGAAGCATTCAACAAGGCTCAGCGCACGCAATCTTGGTTCGGCGATGTGAAGCGCAAAATCCGCGTTCCCTCCGCCCCAGCCATCGAGCAGGAGGGGTAGGGGATGGGCTGGCAACCGATAGAGACATTGCCCGACATGCTCGCGGTCTGGCTGCATCACCCCTATTATTCGCATGGGCAGGGGCGGCACGGGTATCGCGGCAAGGACGGCAATTGGCGAGGCGTCAACGCTGACGGGACTGAAGGGCCGCTTAGGTTCGAGCCCACCCACTGGATGCCTCTCCCCATCCCGCCAGAGGAGCAGCGGGGGTGACGGCGGCGGCGCGTCTCGAGGCTGAGCGCGTGCGCGTAGCTGAAGCGGCGCGCATCACTGGTCTCGCCATTCGGACCTTGCAAGAGAAGGCCGCTGCTGGCCTTATACCCGGCGCGCGGCTCATGTTCGGCCGCTGGACTTTCGATATCATCGCATTGCGTAAGCTGGGAGCGCAGCCATGCCCAAAGGTCTCTACACGCGGAACGGCATCTACTGGGCGCGTTTCAAGATCAAGGGCGTCGAATACCGCGAAAGCCTACGAACTCGCTCTGAAGCCAAGGCGGAGCGAAACCTGAAGGCGCTGAAAGAGAAGATCGCAGCGCAGGTCTATTTCGGCGAGGGCGGCCCGACAGCGTGGCCGGACGCCGTGATATCCTGGAGCCAGAAGGGGCCTCGAGCACTCGGCATCAAACTCACTACCTTCAATCGATATCTGGTCAGCTTTATCCAGCTCCGCCCCTGGCTCGACGACAAGGACGTTCACCAGATCGACGTCAAACTCCTCAAGAAGATCGTCGCTGATAGGCAGAAGCAGGGTGTCAGCAACGCGACAGTGCGGCGCGACCTGACAGCTATCTCGAGCGTGCTAGCCCATTGTGTCGATCTGGATTGGCTCGAGGAGAATCCGGCCAAGATGATTGACCGCTCGAGATTCAAGGAAGACCGGACGCCGATCATCCTCCCTCGAGAGGAAAGCATGGCGTTGGTGTTCGCCATCGCCGGGCGCTTCATGGATATGGCGGAATTTTCGCTCGAGACCGGCATGCGCGAGGAAGAGGTCGCCAGTCTCGAGCACGACCGGATAGATCGCAAGCGCATGTCGGCGACGCTCGAGGCCACAAAGAATGGCGAGCCTCGAGAGGTGCCATTGTCCGCTCGAGCGCTCGAGATTTTGGATCGCCAGCCTCGCCACTTCAAGCACTCGTGGTGCTTCTGGCGCGCCAACGGCGAGCGCTTCCAGAACATCGCCAGCCAGTTCTACGCGAAGACGGGCAGGGTGGCACGAAAAGCGGCACAGGAGGGCAAGGACTTCAGGCGCTTTCGCTTCCACGATCTGCGGCACCTTTTCGCCGTCCGCTACCTGCGCGAGCGACGCGGGAGCCTGTACGATCTGCAACACGTCCTGGGGCACTCGAGCGTGCAGACGACCGAGGGATACCTGAAGCACCTGAAGCCAGACGAGAAATTGGCCGCCATGCACGGGGTGGCACAAAATCCGGCACAAGTGCAGCGGTCTGAGTAA